ATACAATCAGTAAATCGATTCACATCGTTTCCATTTTGGTTAGCTTTCAGTGGAACCCCAATTGAGATTCCATATGTGAGTTCATCCGAGCGAGGATGGGACAATTTCAAAAGTTTACAATCGTATGAATGGGTGACTAACAACTGTAGGCCGGGAAGTTACTTCTGTCATATGATTTTCAATGGATCATCGTCGGCCGAAAAACGACACCAATATTCCGGGGCATTCTGTTTACCAGTATCAGCAACCTATATTTCGATGTACGATAAAACTGGACTTGTATTTGTTTTTCGCAACCCTCGTGATGCAATGATGTTTAAACTCGTGCATTGTTAATAGGTTGCTTTGTTTTTCCTTTCCTCATATACTGGGTTAAAGAAAGGAAAACCATGCATATTTTTTGTGACCTCGACGGCGTACTTGTAGACTTTGAAGGAGGCTTTCTTCAAATTCACGGCCGTGCCCACAATAGCGTCCCTGAGGGCGTGATGTGGAAGATGATCCGCGATAAAGAGGGTCATTGGGCTCTGTTGCCACCAATGCCAGATGCTCAGCAACTCTGGGATTTCATACGTCCACATAAGCCAACTATCCTCACAGGATGTCCAACAACCGGGCATGAACTAGCTGTGGATGGAAAGCGTTTGTGGTGCCTTAACAACTTGACTCCTGATACAAAAGTCATTACTTGCTTGAGCCGGAATAAACCCCAGCACATGCTTGCACCGGGCGACGTTCTTATCGATGATATGGAAAAGAACATCAAGCGTTGGACTGATGCTGGCGGAATTGGTATCCTACATACCAGCGCAGCGAAGACTATTAAGGAATTGGAGAAGTTGTTTGCCCAGTAAGGACTTTGTTTTCGAGAATTTTGCTGAAGGTTTTGTGCTGATGAAATTGACGGTGCCCACATATGGATACGCCGTCGAATCATTACTCAATAGTGGGCTCATAGAGCAAAACAGTAATATCCAGCGTTCCGCGAGAGGCAATCCTCGTATGCGTTACCGTTGGACCACTGAGTTCGGTGAACTGCTCGAAGAACATGGTTATACTGGTGTGGCTTCGGTCATCAACGTCCTTCGCAAGGATGGATTGATTTTGAATTCCAAATATGCGACGCTTTTTCGTTTGAAATTGCGGTAACGCCCAAGTATAAGGAATTTGTGTCGTGAAAGGATTGTTCAAAATGGCAAAACTAATTATCAATGGCCAAGCATTCGTCGGTGATTCAGTTCGTGTATCTGCACGTAATGTCTACGTGGATGGTGATCTGGTTGGTTCCGTCGATGCAAATCAAAAAGAAATCGATATCCGAGTTACTGAAGGTGTCCTAAAGGAACTTCACGCTGGCGGTTCAGTCACATGCACTGAAATTCAGGGGTCAGCTGATGCTGGCGGCTCCATCAGTGTTAGCGGAAACGTTGGCGGCAATGTGGATGCCGGTGGTTCTGCAAATATTGACGGCAATGTCGGCGGAGACGTTGATACGGGTGGATCCGCAAGAGTAGGTGGTTCGGTTTCCGGAAGTATTGATGCCGGCGGTTCGGTTCGGGTGGGCGGATAATGTTTGGGTTCTCCGATGCAATTAAGCGGCTTTCAGTAGCCGCTGAACGTCACAAGCATAACTCGGAAATCAACGAGCTTATTGGGGAGCTTTGCGAGGTTTCACCCGATGCACCGGAAATTGCAAAGTTTGGTCTTTTTGGTTTCACAAAACATGTGGACAAGATTGATGAAACTGCTGCAAATATGGGAGTACCATTGGGCGGTGGTTTGTATGCGACTTTCGGTTTGCGACAAACAGGAGTTGATGAATATATCGTGTTTCTTGCTGAGTCTCCAGACTTGCATGTGGATCAGTTCATCATCCTGTACTCGAATAAACCAATTCCGGGCAAAGAAGGCCCTTGGTACGATGATTTGAAATCACGGCTCGTTTACTTGGTTGCAAACGCCAAAGTCGAAACGGCACGCCGTAAAAAGTTAAAGGCATCAACCGATAATGAGCGATTTACACAATTCCTTCAAGCTAACACAAGTGGATCAGTCTAACTGGACATGGTCATTCAGATTCTATGAACTAGTTAATGATGCACGGTTTTTCACAATGAATACAACTCCGTATAACAGTTATGTCATACGGAAGGAGTTCATTAATTTCCTGGATACCGCCGATATTAGTACTGAATTCTGGGCGGCATGTCATAAGACAATTCGTAAAACTGAAGCCAGTAGTTCAATTATCGAAATAAACTTGAGTACCAATCAAGCTGTTTTGCTTCGTATGCTCCTTTAGTGCTTGACACAAATAGGTAGTGTGTTAGGGTAAATTCGAAGGGAGAAAGTAAATGATAAAGAAACTTGAAAGACATGGTTTCGGCGTTATTTGGTCAACCAACACTGGTGCTGGTTTTCTACGCTTATCCCGCGGATTTGATCCACGATGGAAACACAGATGGGTCGTGTTGCCGTTTTTCGGCTGGAAAGTGTCCAAGAGAGTTAGGCGCCGTAAATTGGACGAAACGGCAACACGCACTCGTATCCAAAGGCTTACGCTTGCATGGGTTCCATTTATTTTGTTTTACCATGCGACTAATAAAATGGATATAATAGAGATCGAGCAGAAGGAATAATATGATGGGCGGGAATGCATTCCCCCGGTTAGATCTGAGACGTATAAAACGAGAACAGTTGGAACCAACTGTTCGTTTCGTATGTGAGCAGATGAATTATCCGGGATTCACATTTGAATACGCTTGGGATAATATGATGGGGTCCGCAGGAAAGCAAGACGATTCGGGTGATTTGGATTTCGCCATGAACACCAAAGTTGCTCGCTTTGTCGGTGAACCCGAGCTTCCAGTGTTCGATCTTCGTGCATTTGCTCGTCGTATGCGTGAGTTACTTCCGGATGAACAGATGAGCACAAAGACGCTCAATGGAGGTCAATTCCAGAGTGCATGGCCTGTTTGTGGTGATGCAAGTTTGGGTTATGTTCAGTGTGACTTTCTTGCGGGTGATCCAGAATGGTTGAAGTTCAGTCACTTTAGTCCGGGCAAGGATAACAGTCCGTGGAAGGGTGTGTTTATGAGCACCATGTTTGGTGTACTCGCAAAACGTCTGAAAGACTACGAATGCTTTGTTGATGGCGATCCAGAGAAACCACGCTTGGCTCGTGTTGGCTGGCATTTCGACTTGGAGAAGGGATTGCATCGCAAATGGAAAATGCAGAAACGTGTTGGACAAGGTGTTGCAATAGTTAGTGCGGATGAAGTCGAAACACGTTTCCCGGATTGTCCAAGACTTCCCAGACATGGTTATCTGACCAACCCAACGGTTGTGCTGTCAGTGCTTTTTGGTACAGAAACTTCACCAAGTGATGTTGACACATTCGAAAAAGTCGTGCACAAGTTAAAGGAATTATTTCCTGAAGAGTACGACGATCTCAAAGTAAGGTTCCTCGAAGCTCTCGGAAGAAGTGCTGCTCGTAACGAGTACACTGTAGAGGAAATGGAACGCGCACTAGAGGGTTAAATGTCGAGAGCTAAAGCATTTGAACAGAAGTATAGCAATGGTGTTTCCGATTATGGCCGTGAAACACCATTTGCTACCGGAGCTAATCACTCATATACTCCGATCAACACGTTGAATCAAGCCCGTACGGTTATCATCAGCAATACGGAAATCAGGGAAGCCTTTGAACAGGCCAATCCAAATGCCCCATATATTCCAAATGTTGGCCATTATGTTGTCGATCTTATCAACCGTTATCATCGCGACACGGTTGTACCTTGGCTAGATGAGCAAAATATAACAAAGTTTCGTTCGCTGCTAGTTTATACGAACCGTGAGGAAACTGCTACTGAGCATAACATGCTTCCCGTATCCACATATAGTGGATCGTTTTGGATTTCCAATGCAATCATCTTCAAAAAGGCAAAAGATACGATGCTTTGTAAATTGGTGTTCGGATGAAACCACTAGCGGACGACGATTGTAAATTCGTACTCGAAATGACACTGGGTGATTTACGTCACATGTTCTTTATGCTCATGTGCACGGTTCTTATGATTTGTATTGGGCTCGGCGTATTCGTATATTGGAGTCTGCAAATTATTGATTCCAACATGAACATGATTTTACCACTATTGGGTTGTTTGGGATTTGTTGGATTTGGTTGTCGTCTGCTATATCGGGTGGTTCGTGGCGATTCATATGAAAAATTAGATTTTATAGGACAGTTCTGGGTGCTTTGGGGCAACTATACTGTTCTCGCATATGAGCACGAAAGTGTAAGGGATGCGATTGAATTCTCCGATAAAGTACGAAATTATTTCGAACCAACGGAAATGTTTCATCCCCGAACACATCGTGTATTGAATAACCACACCCTGCATTTGATTCGTGATAATAAAAAGGCAGTTGCATTTAGGTTGGTTATATGAACAAAACCACTGAAGAATGGCAAATAACCATCGATGAAAACATTCGCACATATCGGTTCATCGCCGGTGGTGTGATATGTTTGCTTCTGCTCGACGTGTTGTTTGTTATGGCCAATATTTTCGGTGATCTTTCAATTAATTTAATTGGAATATTCATCGGTCATACTCTTGCTTTCTTTATGATTGGATATACGTTCTGGAACAAATTGGAACGTGATTTCCGAAACCTATGGAAGCTTCGATGTGGGACAGCGATATATGTGGGGTATGGACATTCCGATGTTTCGGATTGGATTAAGGAATCCATCGGACCAGATCGAATGTATGTGGCGTATCAAACACATGCTGATACTGTTTTTGTGTTTCGACGTCCAGGTGATGCTGCAATAGTCCGATTAATGCTGGAGTAGATATGTTTGATAAATTTAAAGCATGGTTCAAGAAACGCGATGATCTTCGTGTTTTTGTTCGTACTGGTTTAATCCGAATTGATTATCAGGAACGTTATCCGGTGGTTTGGGATCAAGAGCTTGAAACATGGCTCTATCCGTATAAGGGCAAATACGAGCTCAAATATGACGAATACACGGGCGAACGTTGGTTGCAATTCAAGGATCGTGCAACTGCAATCCAGTGTAGGTTGATTTTTGGATGATTAGCAAGCGATTCGAAGTAAGACTAAAATACGAAATTGCTGAACTTCGACGTAAGGCGGGGTTCTTCTTGGCGGTATTGATTGTCCTCACGATGCTCGTTGGTTTTACTACACATGTAGTTGTAACCGCAACTGATTTGACAATTGAACGGCATGTTGCCTCTTTCTTCTTGCTTTGTACGCTCTTATGCTCATATATTGCATTTTGGTACGTTTCTATTCGTGGACATAATAATTCACGATTCAATGTATTCAAACATTGGTGGGCCTACTTGCGTAAGCCTATACTCGTAATAATCGAATTTGATACAACTGATGCATATAAAAGAGCTCTTTACGAACTGCTTGATTCGTATGGTACCAACATATATTTGCCAGACCCAAGCAAAATTACCCATCGCAAATGGGTGCTAATAGCGCTCTTCAGATCACAAAAGCAAGCGGTTGAAGCTAGACTTACAATATAGGAGAGTTCAATGGGTGTTAGTATGGATGGCCGTGCATTAAGAGCGGCATATCTTGCAGAAGCTTCTCGTCGTATCTCCGAGTATCGAACTACTTATTATTTGATGCTCATACAATTGAGTTTACCAGCAACCATGTTTTGGTACCGATTGGGGACACTTGCTGGAATCACATCGTTTATTGGTTTGCTTTGCTTTTACGAGTATATTTGCAGGCTATCCAATAAGAGACAACGCTGGCTCAAAATGTCTCTGTTTAACTATTGGTATTTGTTCCCGGTCAAATATCAGGTGCATGATCGGTTTACCGATGATGATATAACTCTAATCAACTCAAACAAAAATCTAGCGATAGCACACCCAAATGTTGCTATCGCTAGAACTGAACGTGATTTGATGATACTCAAGTTATCGTTGTCTTATTTGTAACGATAAACAATGCGTCCCTTAGTGATATCATAAGGGGACACTTCCACATCAACCTTATCATTTAACAAAATATTGATATTGTTCTTACGCATTTTCCCCGAAATGTGCGCGAGCAAACGAGCACCGTTCTGGAGTTCTACACGAAACGTTGTATTCGGGAGAACCTCAAGGACTGTTCCCGTAAACTTAATGGATTCTTCTTTAGCCAAAGTATTGTCTCTATTTGGGGTTAAAATTTATAACCCTATTTATACGCATTTTATGGAAAGTGGTGGAATTACAGCTGAGTCCAAGCTCATTGGTATTATCCAACGTAGATTACCAATAATATTATGTGGCAAATCCCGCACACCTATAATATGTATCTCTTCATCTTCCATTGTCTTAACTTCAAATACACGATCATCGCGCATTAGGAAGAACATAACAGATCCCCAAGGTCCTTGAAGGTTGGTGAAAAACTCCCAATCATGTTGGCTCGTTTGCACACCTGTTTCTTCACGAAACTCACGCACCATTGCTGCCGCGGGATCTTCATCATGCTCGATTTTACCCCCGATTGCATTAAACTTTCCAGCTTGCCATTCGGGGCGGTTCTTTAATACCATTGCGACCTTCGAAAGGTCTTCCGAATACATTAATCCCGCGACATAACGCATTATGCACTCACTAATCTGATTTCGTCACAAATGCCCATTTCCTTTGCTTCGTCAGCACTGAGCCATGTGTCGGTTGGTGGAAGTAAACGAGTACGAATTGTTTCGATATCCAATCCCGTATGGCGCACATAATGAGCTTCCATACGCTCATTGATAAAGTTGTACTGCTTTGTTACACCAAGTAGTTCATGCGCCTTACCGACGTTGCCCCAGAACCATTGATGTGAAAGGATTGTGGTATTCGGTGTAAGAATTCGATAACCCTTTGCACCACTGATGAATATGAGAAAACCACAAGAGCTAATCTGACCCAACCCGACTGTGTGGACTGGAATACGTGAACCGGCAATAGTATCGATGATTGCAAAGGCACTAGGCATTTCACCACCCGGACTGTTAATGATCAAAGTCAGGTGATCGTACTTGCGTTCGGTATCCATGTTTGCTTCGAGGATCCAACTCACAACGTTTTGTGCGACATTACTATTGATAATATCGCTAATGAATAGAATACCTTTGTCCTTAAGACTCGGCGACGTGGAAGTCGTATTAGCCTCCGGTGCTGCCTTAACAGCAAGAGAGGGTTCTGTGAGACTAAACGTCGGGACCGTGGGCACAAAGGTAGGCACATTTGGATTCAAAGGAATTCTCCCCGTTTTTCTTATTATTATTATTATTATGATTATGATTATAAAAATAACAGGAATGCGTTCCTAAGTCAAAATTATTGTTTGACACGGCACGAAAGACCTGTATATTTTATGCCCATGTATGAGTATCTGGACAATAAACACACTTTGCTTTTCAAACAATGCCGGTTTACCGATGCATTAGGAGAAGATTATTATCTGGATGCGATATTCGAAGAAGTTGTATTTCGGGCAATTGATGACTCCAATCTATCACATTGGTTTTTCGACACCACCTTCGAGCGATTGTTCAACCGTTGGCTTGAAGAGATAAGATTTCAGATAGAACAAATAGATCCAGATGGTATCATCATGTGGTATTATGACGAGGTCGACAAGACTATCTTTTTTCGTAATTCAGCGACACGTAGTAGGGCTATGATTTTATGGTAACATACGATATAAAATATGAATTTGTCGGCGGCAAACATAGTTATCCGTATCGTTTGCATTTCAACAATCAAATCACAATGGTACTCAAACATATTTTTTCTGAAGGTCGCAAGCAAGATGTTATCTTCAGCGGTTTGTACCGGTTTATTCAATTCAAAGATCGAGATTATGCTTTGATGATTAAACTGTTGTTCGATGGTACCGAATGTTGACATATGAGTAGCCTGTGTTATATTTGGCTAAAGGAGGTCCGTGATGAGTAAAAAACCTAAACTGAAAAAGACACTGGCTGCGTTCACCAACGACATCTATTACTATTGGGAACGAAATAAATCACAGGCTCGTTATTTCAATAACTTGGCTCTGCTTGTTTTTGAAGGCTGTTTCCGTTATGATTACGGAAATACAACGGATCCCAACTGTAAGACAAAGGGCTTCCGGCACCAGGCATTCTATTCCATTGATTGGCGAATCAAAGAAGTTCTCAAACGACTTAAGGCTGCAAAACGTTCTCGCCGTGGTAATCGAGATCACCAGGGAAGACGTGATCAACGTCAGCTGGTATGCTTGCGGGCGGCTCGTATTCGTTTGCGAGATATGGCTGATGAATATGACAACCGACCTAATAGTGACTGATAGAGTTGATCGCTGTGGTGATCCAATCCCGATCAAAATATGGGTTGGAGAGAATTGGGTCGAAAGGCCCATTTCTGTTATAATATCTCGCAAGATATACCATGCTTCATGGACCGATCAGACCCGGCGTGATAAATCGGGCAAACGGTATGATATTGTTAATAAACAAGTCTCTGCTAGTGTCAACGAGCTAATGGATTGGCTTGAAAACAATTTAGGTCCAGAGGGTAATCGCTGGCATTTTATACTCCAAACTATACCAGCCCTGGCAACGGAAGAATCCATAATATTATCAACCCCTACGTATAACATTCTATTGCATGTTTGCTTTGAACGTAAAGAAGATTACCTTCTTTATAAACTACAGATGCCATAAATATTGCATTCCAATGCGTAGCCTGTTATAAAACTTGTAATGCGGTTGTGGTGAAATGGTAGACGCGCCGGACTCAAAATCCGGTTCCGCAAGGAGTGTCAGTTCGAGTCTGACCAGCCGCACCAACAAGGACAATAACATGGACCGAAAACTCATTGCTGCGGAGAACCATATCGTTGGTTTAGAATTCCAGCTAGAAGCAGCCGAAAATCAACGCTTGGCTTTGCTCGAACGAATTACAAGTCTTGAGGAACAACTATCGGATGCACGGTTGCATATTGCAACTGCGGGTAATGTCCTTGAAGAAGTTGGCCTCCGTAATTCAGACGGAACTCTCAATTATGATATTGATAAAATTGTTGAAGTCCGAATGAGACTTGAGCGTGGAACTCACCTCGAAATTATGGAAAAAGCCAACAAAGAGAATCCAATGATAGCGGATGCATGGAACCGATACATGGCTGCATTACGTTTATGTGGGCAGGATGGATCCAATGACTGAGTACAAACTTGAACAGCTTGAATCACAAATAGCATTGTTGGAAAACGAGCGTGATTTTCTTAAACAAGAAATGAACTTCTTCCGTGACGAAGTAAGAAGTCTAAAGGAAACCATTCGTTTTCTCGGTCTCGATCATGCATTACTCCCAAGTAACCCGAACCTGGAAGAGAATCGAAAGGTTCTCCGGGATGCCTTTATTATTGGAGCATCTTTACAAATCATCCGTATCCAAGCAGAAGAAACACCCGCCGTCGAAGATGCTTGGAAGAAATTCATTGTTATGGCAAAACTTCATGGATTTGAAGAACTTTTAGGAAACGTCGATGCCGATAGAACATGAATATAAATTTATTTTGAACGAGGATAATTCCGAGCTTCAAGAAGCTTTGGAAAAGAAATATGATCGCCAAACAATTCATCAAGTTTACTGTACTAAGAACAATCGTTTCCGACGTATCACAATTCGTCAAGGAAAGAAGACATCCAACGTATATGTCCACACGTTCAAGAAAAAGATTCTTGGCAAGATTCTAGAAGTAGAATCTGTTGTATCGCGTGAGGATTTTGAACTTGTTTTGTTGGGTGAAAATATTAGTGAACTACACAAGACTCGTTTCAGTATTCCACAGAAACATGGTCAATGGGACATTGACTTTCTTCGAGAATCACGTAAAGGTAAGCAATACTTTGCACTTGCTGAGTGTGAGCAGCCTGAAGGTTTGAAAATCGAGGTACCAAAAATCCTTAGGGATTTCATCCAGTACGAAGTTCCACATGAGCATTCAACTTGGTTTAGTAATTTCAAACTTTCGGACCCAACCTATGCAAGTACCGCGATAGAAACGCATAAGGATCTCATAAGGGTTTGGAAATGAAACATCTGTGGTCAGTTAGCAAGCAATATCTAAGGTACTATCGGATCGGATTAATCGATTCATCGGGCTCTAAAGTCATGCTTGCAACACTTGACTTGGATGTTTCCAACTTCGTCGATGCTCATCCCAAATACGTTCGGTTGCTATCGAAGGTTGGCGATGCTCTAATCAAATACAATAACATTCGTTATAAAATTACCGAACATATTAGTGAGTTCAGGTATGAATATTTGCATCGGCCAAAAGTAGTTCGCATACCCGAACTAGCCAAACATTTTCACCATGACACTGACACAATCCTGTTTTATGCTTGTTTCAGTTCATTGGTGAATTTTGTCGAAACCGAATTCATATATGATATCGAAACATATCGGTTTCCTGAAATTTTCGAAGGTCGCAAGATCAAACTGAATCGTCGATATCCAGATATTGCCAAACAATTGCTTCGTCATCTAGAAGCAAATCCAAAGGTGGATGAAACTGATCCCTACACGTTAAATGAACTCGAAATACTCACCTTATATGGATGGTTCACTGAAGTATATTTGCCTCGTGAAAAACTATCCGAATATGCAATCAGTTCGGAAATGGCTGAGAAGATCTTTGAATGGAAGGGGATCGAGAACACCATAAGCGCTCGACACAATATCTCAGAACTTACGGATATAACACCGTTTTATGAGCAAGAGACGCAACAGATGCTGTTGCGTCTTATGGCTATTCGTCCTAGTTTGTGGACTTGATATTCAAGCAAAGCATTTCTTCTTGATCAGTGTTCGTTAGCACAAATGTTTCATTAAATTTTGTGACGTCCCATTGCATTCCTAGCATGGAACGAATTTCACGACATTCTCTGATTGAATTGGGATCCAAACGCATGACGGATTCAACTAGACTTCCCTGTTCCAATGCATTCGTGCCGTAGCTTAGTATTTCAGCTTCGAACATCATCGAGCTACGGCGCATTACAATGTCTTCACCGACAATCACCACATCATCCAAATCACTATTGCTGAGAAAACCCATAACAGCATCTTGAGTCTCAGCTTGTGCTCGTGCAATTAGAACCTCGAGTGGCTCAGTACGAATCAACACATGTACCTTTTCTTCAGTAAGATCAAATTGACCTTCATGACCATAGCAAGTAAATGACCATCCATCAGAATCGATATCAACCAAATTATTAACTTCATTGATAATTGTTTGGAGTTTTGAAAAGAACTGTTCATCTCTTAGGAATTCAACGAACACTAAGAAGTAGCCATCTTCGTTTGGAGCAGGGCTTACTTCTGTATCTAATAGTGATACTGGTGATTTCTGAATGAAACGGTTTAGATCATTTGCTGGCTCATTATCTTTGACAAAGAAACCAACTACAATCGCATCTTCGGAAACTTTACTTTCAAACTCATCAATGCTGATTAATGGGAGAACCAGATCACTTAGGTCGTTTTTTCTCAATCCTTCATTAAGCTTCATCTTCGTCCTCTAATTCATTTTCATCTGTTTCCACATCGGCTGCTTCATCAGAATCGCCATTCATGTATGCGTCCCCTTGATCGATGTTTTCATCGCGAGCATCGCTTACGTCATCGATGTTTACATCATCATCAAATAGCTCTAGATCATCATCATCTAGTTCAGAGATAAACTTTCGTGGAATACTAATATGCACGAGCCAGATTTCAACTTCGCGCATCTTTGGCTTCCCTGGGCGATCTGGTCGGTAATCATCTTGTGATTTAATATCGACTGGGACTTCCTTTTTGCTCTTCTCGAAATAAACCTTCGCACCGTGTTTGGTTAAACGAACCGCACCTTGTGGATCTGGCATTTGCTTATATTCGTACATTAGGGTAATATCTACCCAATAGCGACGAATCTCAGGTCCTTCAAACACTTCACCTTCAATCCAATTCTGGAAAACGTAAAGATCGAGACCATCCAAGAAATCCTCGATCTGAATCAAAATATCAGTGAGGTTCGAATGCTTATGAAGTCGTTTTGCGTGTCTTGGATCCATTGGGTTTCTCCTTACTGTCCATATTTATATTCCTTGCAAATAGTTCTGGCATAAATATTACATGCAAGGTTATCAGGGAGACTACTATGCGTTTGAACGAAATCTTTGAAGCGACGGCTAATCCCGCCGACATTAAAACTGTCGCGGATACGCTCGACAAATTTGTCTATCAACCAGAAGAGAAACTCAAAAAGAGACAACCTGTTCTGGATGTTGAAATTCCAACGTCGGATATGAACCACTTCGTACAACGCTTTAATCAGCGTAGTGATAAAGCAAAGTTCACACTTAAGGACATTTTCAATCTACTAGCTCGTGCGAAAGCTGATCCATCAATGGGTTATGCAAGTGAACTAGACGCGCTTAGTCGTGAAAATAACCCACACGATGATATCGTGATTCAGGGTGACGATAAACTAACAATCCCCGTATTAGTAAAATCCAATCCAAAATGTGCAAAACAAACTGATGGCAATCCAGTTTGCCCGACAGCAAATGGTAAATTGGAACCAAAGAATATTGTTATTCCTAAAACGGTATACCGTAAGGGTATTGACGATTAATACCCAAACACACGAAGGCATTCGTTTAAGAGTTCTCTCTGCTCATCAAGTTTCATAAAGGTCAGTCTCTCAAGACTGACCATTGTCTTATCATCCGAAATTAATCCTCTTGCATCCATAAGATCAACGATAGCTTGGTCATTTTCCAAACGTTGATCCAACGGCGTTAACAGAACCCGCTTGACCCTATTGACCAATATACTAAACCGATCATTCATGGCTTGCTGTTTTGCGTTGAAACGTGACATGATTTTATCACGCATAAAATCGTATCGTTCTTTGGTTTTAATTTGTGCCATATGAATTTTTGATTTAGCTTCTCGATCCCAATCAAGATGATTGGCTTTCATTTGATCACGAAATTCAGCGATCTTATCCGCATGTTTGATTTTCACATACGTAAGCAAAGTAGTCAGCATTTTCTCCATTACTGGATCATTTTTATCCCATATGAGATTTTCCAAAATAAATTGCATCTCATGTGGTTTCATACCCAGATGTTTTGCACCTTCGCAAAGAATAGCAGGCATATATTCATCTGGATTGAACTTATACTGATTGGCATCCGCAAGTAGCTGAGTAGCGAGTTGTGCCTCGTTATCGTTCAATTCTTGATTTATCGAAACCAGTTCGAGAATCATCGAACTGGTTATGTCAATGGTGTTGAATCCAATATTCGAGTTCATACATATTCACCCTTGCTGTTCCGCGTGCGAGACAGTTTTTCCAACATAATCAAGCTATTGAGGGAAGTAAATTCTGAGCCAAGATTAGCAAACGCCTGATAACGATCAAAATTGAGAACAGTGGCTTTGAGTTCTTCCTTCACCAACTCATATGTGCGATCTACGTTATACATGAACGTAGACATATCAAAGAACACTGTATTATCCGGATACGTTTCCAGATACTCCAGAAGTGTTTTGCCCTTATCAGTGAGCACCATTGTAACAGCTAAAACACTGCAATAGGAATTGCTTTCGGGTGCATAAGGTCGATCTTTATCGCCGACGGTGTAGAAACGACGTTCAATCCTTGCCAGCCCTGTTTTGATGAAATGATTCGAATCGTAATACGAAAGGATTTCATCCGCCCGGTTGTAATCGTTTTCCGTTAACTTAATCATGTAACCGAAATTGAAAACACTTGTCACAACTGGATCGCCATCACGCATTTGGATTAGCGTTCTTTTTAGCTTTTTAGTCTCATTGTTATTATGAATAAGAATAGACATCAAACAGCCTCCAAGCGCCATAATACGAGTGATTTCGCCCAACTATCGTGAATACCAGATTCGATAGCAAACTGGCTTTGTTGAAGACTTATAACATCTGCTAGATGAAATTCAATCTGCTCAGCAGTAGTAGTATATGCGATAACGTCGCGATGAGTTTCGAGCCCATACCACCACGACCCCATCAGTTTCAATGGCATTTTAACTTCATCAACCCCTGCTGACATTTTTTCCTCAAGTGAACGATAGAGTTCACGAGTTATATCAGGCAATGGTCCCTCAAGCGATGACCATACATAACCGGCCTTTAACGACATCAAAGCGGATCGACCCCAATCAGTTAAACCGTATATTGGATATGATTGTGGATTTTTGCCTTTTGATTCGATTATGTTTGTGAAAACAAGTGGATGCATCGCATGAGCATCGCGTGTCTCTTCGGTATATCTCCATACATGATCTACTGAAGTTTTTTGTGCCTTGAGCAGATATTTGGGGTCATCTAGATTCAGCAGGAGTTCTAACACTCTGATATTAATTTGTGTCGGATATAAGCGGATTTCATTCCGCTTAACCGTAAAATCAAGAAATCGTGCAACCCCATTTGGTGTTACGAAATGATGTTGAGTTAGATTATTGAACCCCATTCATTTCTTCCTTGATTTTGATCCAGCCACGCAAAACACCTGCGATGTGCTCGTGATGGAACTTGCGAATATCTGACCAGGATGCTGCCAGTACTTCGCCCCGACCTTCAACCGGTGTAATCTGAACGTGCTTGGAACGTTCGTTCAAATAACGAACAAAGGTACGTTCTTCATGCGAGAGTTTACCAATCTCATAATTGACACCCTCTAGCATTGTTTCGAGTTCCTGAACTGTATTGATCCATACTGTCCGAATATCAGTGGCTGGCTGCTCGGTCAATAGTTGATCGAGTTTCGCCTTAAGCTCAGCATCACGCGCAACTGCGTCTTGGTGTGCCTTTAGTTGCTGTTCATACGTTGCCTGTGCTCGTGAAACAGCTTCAGCATACTTGAGTGATGGCTCAGAATATCGAAGCTTCGATATCATAATGAGCTTTTTGAGTTCCTCAACTGTTGACTCGTCATCATCACTGAACAACGCCGTGGCAATATATTCGAGTTCCAAAGAGGGAATTCCAAGCCGTTCTGCACATTCACGGAAAACTTCACTTGAAGAACGTGGCATGTTGAGTTCAGGAACTCGACCAACGGAATATCGGTTTGTACCAATCTTCTGACGAAGACGGTTAACTTCCTGTGCCTTATTGATTACGTCCGTAGCAACTTCCAACTCAAGCATGACAAATCCTTTCTTTTGTGTGTTCTAACACACAGAGTTATTTTGTCAACAGTATATCGCCGTTTGGCTGTTTCCCATGGATGAGTGCCAAATGCACCAGTTCACGCCGAATACCGTCGAGCTCCGGATCTTTTGATTTATTGGCAAAATCGATGAGATTCTTGTTGATTCGATCAGTAGAACGAATCTGTTCAAATAGACATTCAGCGGTTTGTTTAGCATTCGGAGTATTAGTGTCGTCCAATAGAATACCGTTGTCATAATTATGCATGAAACATTCACCCAAGTCTGTGAGTGTTGGTTGAACCACATAATGCCGTTTATAATGTTCGATAATTTCTTCGATCATCAAATAATGGCATATTGAACGAGTTACGAGCCGCTTCAGATCTTTGCTTAAATCTATCGCATCACGCATCTCATGATACTCTCCATATTCATCAATGAAGAATTCTTGAGTGAGATGTGAATCATCAAGTGTCTTTTGAATCTTTCGATATAAAAGTTGTTGGGCATAAAACGGTTTCATAGTTACTCACTGGTTTGTTTTGCCCAGTGTAACATGTAATGGAAATCAGTCAAACAAAAACGGAGCACTAAGGCTCCGTTCTCGAGGGGAAGTTTTATTTCTGATCTTCGTCCTTATAGAACTTAGTGAGAAGTTCTTTAACAACTGGGTGACGCTCAACGTCACTCTTTGTAAACTCGATGAGTTCCAAATGATCACTGCTTGCACCGGCAAAACGACGGATAAAGTCTGCAAGGCCGTTGTTTGTGCCACGGTCGGACTGGGCAAGGTCACCCGTTACAACCATCTTAGAGTTCTCACCAATACGTGTGAGAATCGAAAGCATTGAATTGGCTGTTGTTCCCTGTGCTTCATCAACGATGATGAAAGCATTCTTAAATGTACGGCCACGAATGAATGCAATCGGAACCATCTCAATGATGTTTTCTTCAAGCATATATTGAATTTCGTTGGCGTTATAATATTCGGCAAATACGTCTAGAATTGGCATCATCCAAGGTGTCATCTTCTTCAAGATATCGCCTGGTAGGAAACCAATGTCCTTATCGTCAACTGCGACGTTAGGACGAGTGATAACGATTTTTTCAACTGCACCTGACTTGAGTGCTTTAATTGCTGCTAGTGTAGACAAAAGTGTCTTACCACAACCCGCAGGACCAGTAGCGAATACAATGTGCTTGCGGTCGTCAGCTAGGGCAACCACTAGGTTTTCCTGCTGTACGTTACGCGGAACAATGTCTACTCGAGTCTTTTTGGATTTGTTGATTGTGGCGAATTCAATGATGTTATCGTTTGTACGAGATCCACCACCGCGTTCGTATTTTGCAGCACGACCGAAGTCGTTCGGGGATCTATTGCGGTCCTGACGTGGGTTATACTTGTCAGCGCGTTTTGCTCTATTATTCTTAGCCAATGTCCAGCCTCCTGGAATGGGTTGCGACTGCTCATTGGTATTTATATGTCAGGTTAACTAATATGTGGTGTTTTAACTATTTTTTAGAAAATAATTATATTGAAAAAGGGAAGCCCAGCGCTTCCCTTTTTGTGTCATTTGCAAAGAATTTTACACACAATGAATGTCCAACTAACCTATGCTTCTTTGCTTGGTTTACTCCGATTATGACATGATCGGTTAAGGACGTTAGTTGGCGACATATGTCACATACATAACAGTTGTTCTAAATTAGTCAACCTACATTATGCCATCCATCCATACTCGTAACATGAATCATCATTAACACACTTATAGATGTCGTGCCAATTGCTGACACGCTTACAATGAGTTGGTTCATGATCCACGTTGTATGGCTGTGTCATCAAGAAACTCTTATGACCCAAACGTCCACCTTCTTCGGCATGTTTGACTTTATCGTCGACCCACCAAGTTGGCTTATAGCGTTCCAAATATTTTGTCTTCGATGCGCCAAGACCCACACAATGGATTGTGTCGAATACACCGGGGAAGTCACGTTCGAGATTTTCACGTCGTGCATCATGAGTCCATTCGTCATCAGCACAAGCGGTAATGGCTACGAAGTCCCAGCCCTCACGTTTCATACGATTAACGTATGTGACTGCATGGTCGTATGCAGTGATGTATGGGAAATGATCTTTACAGTAGTTGAACTGCATGATCAAATGTCGAGTAGTAGCTAGATCGCAATTAAGCCATTCCTCAATATTGTAGGCATCACGCATTGGAGTTGTTGGTGCCTTACTTCCGAAGTTTGGTGCTACCTTACGATACCAAGCTTCGAAATGGCCGCCCCAGTCCAATAGAACTTCATCGATATCAGTCAGGATTAGCTTGCTCATCTTCTCCACCTTCATCTGCCCACATTTTCTTGAGCGTATTATAATTGTCTGGATGCTTTGTAGCCCAGATTTTGAGCGCCGCCGTAATATCCGGCTGATATCGGCTAACGTATTCTCGGAACACTGTGGTGTCCTTGGCTTCAAATCGATTCTTTACAACCTTTCCACCAATTAGATCCAAAATAATTGATCCAGTTGTCATAAGCTGACGACTGAGATTATCAGTGATAACCATCTTCTCAGACGTTTCCCAATTATCTGGATCATCAAGCACACCCTTACGATTTGTATTCAAACCCTTAATAGGTCTGCTCGTATGTGTGATAATCATGTAAACGGAACGATTGGACATTACTGAATCTCCGAAAGACTTATGATTGTTGCGGCTAGATTAATTTCAGAATCTGCGCAAATTGTGTGGTTACGAAGACCATTTGCAATTGCTAGAATTGCAAGTTTCTGACCTTCTTCTGTTGCGGAGAACATCTGCAAGTTCTTATAGAAAAACTTATAGATCGTCTCAAAATCGTCCTGTTTTGCGATACTACAAATGTATTGACGTGCTTGAGTAAACTGCTTTGCCATGAATAGCTCGACAAACTTATTCATATAATCGAGTGATTCACCGTCACTTACTTGAAGCGCATGAAGCTTACCACCGCGGGTATTCTGATCCAACAAGTTAATACACTTGCGCAAATCCGGATAAGCATAATTTACGAATGCTTCGATATCATTGAAATCGAATTCAACGTTTTCCTTTTCCAGGATCGTAATCATTCGGTTCATGAAGCTTTCGAGGTCGAGCTTATCAATGTGAAACGTCTGCATACGAGAGTGCAAAGCTGGAATAATCTTATGCGGATAATTACAAGTCAGGATAAACCGAACGCTATCCGAATATTTCTCAATTTCAGCACGGAGAATCTGCTGCGCATCAAACGAAAACTTATCCACCTCATCGAGGAAGACGATTTTATAAGAACCAATTGCCCAAGTGGAACAGAAATTAATGATCTTGCTACGTACGATATCAACACCATTCTCACGAGAAGCGTTAATATCCAATAGATCACCAGAATCTACACCAAGCATATTGATTAAGATTCGGGCGATCGTTGTCTTACCCGTACCAGGTGATCCAGAAAACAACAAATGTGGAATAGGAATACGCTTTCCATCTTCATTTGCAATCCATGCCAGAAACTGTTCTGACATACTTGCGTCTTTGAAAACGTATCCATCAAAGGTATCAGGGCGGTATTTCTCAACCCATAAATCATGCATCAAATCGGACCTTTTGAAATATAAAAACTCTATATGTCCGAATATAAACTCATGCTAAGAGTTATGTCAATTTTAAAACCAGGCTAGTTTGAACATCACAGCATCTTGAGGATTTTTGAAGATGATGGTAGCCTTACGCTGGTAATCACCCGTAACACGCCATTGAAGCCGTTCCTTTGGGATGATAGGGTTAATGTTATTCCATTCCTCATAAGAGCTGATTCGATATTCCCTATATGTGTCATAGGGTACTGGAATATCATTGAGATCGTAGAAAGCCTGATCTAGCTCTCTTACGCATTGTGATTCCTGACCAATATTCTCATGCAGCCATTCACGAACCTCTGGCTTGATAAAACATGAAGACGATTTATACAATTGGAAACGTTTATCAAAAAGATTATATTTGATTCGAAATACCGCTCCAGTCGTCAACATTTTATTGGCCGCTTCTTTTGTATCAAAAAGAACCTCAAACACCATGCCACCTCAACTTGAACATTACTGCATCAGTTGGATCCACAAAACCAACAGCTATCTTCAAAATGTTATTGTTATACATGTCAATTACTTCGCGATCCATCCAAATCATCATCGGATGATAAATGCTCCAACGATGCCCATCACTATATTCGTCATGAACCATTGGGTGTTCCTTACCCAAAGTGGTTTCAGTCTCGGCCACCAGCGTTTCGAGCTGATTACGTGCCACCTCGACTGTTATGACATGTGGAAATTGATCCCTATATGAATCAGTAAGATCGGATAATTCCTTTGCATTCATACGAATTAATGCGCCAAAATATTCTTCGGGAACCATATACATTTTAGTTCCAAGTGAGTTTGAATAAGGTTGCATCTTTTTTACTTACAAATGTGAATTGAACTTTAGTTGTGGATAATTTGTCTGTCCATACAACAGTTGCATGCCAACCAGTACCATCGCGAATCAATTCCGAAATTGTTTTACGCTGCTCTCCGATATTATCGGAGAGCCATGCTTTTACAGTTGTATCTAAGACCATACTTGGGTATTTCACAACATGCTGTTTTTCCGACACAAACCAAGTGACTGTATGTGTGGCTTTGAACTGAGGCGTAAATTTGAAGTTCACATTTAGCCCCACGTCAATTTGAATTGGGTGGCATCTTTTGATCGCTTAAACCCCACGATAACATTACCAGTGTCACCTTCGTTGAGGCCAAACCGAACAAATTTCCAGTGCTCTTCAAACTTCCAACCCATTTCATGAATCCATGAAATTGCCTCTGCGGCACGAGCTGCTTTGCCTTCGCGATTCAACGAAGCATCGAATGCCACACTCACTTCGTGTGGAAATACATAAAGCAAATGTGCCTTCATACAGATCTCCTTTGCCCCAACTATATTGGATTAACCAACTGGTGTCAAGCCAAGGAAATGGCCCGGATTTCATACCCGAGCCATTAAGTATTAACCGTAAATTGGTTCGTCCGCTACAAGCAGAATCGCATCAGTATCAGCGCGCTGAATGTAATGCTTCTCAACTACTCCGTCCTTTTGTAGTTCCATATCGACGCCATAAGTCCAACGACCATGTTCGATAAGTACCCACTGACCCGGCTCAACATAATCGATTTTAGAACCGACTTTATATACTTGTGCCCAGCGAGGACGAATACCACGATCCTTGCCGTTATCATCAGGAATTAGTAGTCCACCTTTTGTGAGCTTGTCACCCTTCTCCATATTGTGAACCAAAATATGATCCGCTAATGGAGAGATATCCTCATTAACTTTAAAATAAACCGATGCCGGCATTATTTGTGTTTCCTCTTAATCGTCTTTCTCGATAAGCTTACGAGCTGGCTTTTGGACAGCTGGAGTAGGATCGACTGATGTTTCCTCAAATGGACTTTCATCCTTTGGGGCTTCTACCTTCTGTTCCACTGGCTTTTCAGCTCTAGCTGTAGTTTCTTTTTCTTTTCTCATACGATCAAGTGCCTGTGCAGGCGTCTCGAAAGTATCAACCGCAACTGCGCGAACATCGACATTCTTAACCTTACCCGAAAGCTGGGTAGCGTAATCCTGGTCAATAACTTCACGACGACGATCGATCCTACCGCCCGCTGCAAGAGAATCTCCACGAGCATTCATACGTAATGATGAGCCCTGCCCGGTAACCGCAACGGACTGCTCATTCTGACTGCGCATTTCTTCCATGTTAAGCTGAACACCGCGCATAGAAGTGTGCATTCTTGGTAGCGTTGGTTGTTTAGACATTTTTGCTCCTTCAGTTATATCTATAGTTATTTATCAGTTCAGGAACTCAGAAAAATCGAGTTCATACTTTAGACTGTTAACCCTGTGGATTCCGATCAAGTATAAGACGTATGAGCTAACAGAGGAACCACGTCCTACTCCCCATACTATTTTATGCTCAACAAAAATATCCACTAGATATATTAGGGATTTAAGCATCATTTCCAATTCGTATTTTTCGAATACTTTTAATTCTTCGTCAACACGTTGACGTTCCTCTTGGGTCTTACATTTGCCATTGAGCCACACTCGCAAACTTAGTGTGCGATAACGATCCGGCATGAACCAACGATTACGGAACTTATCCAAATGGTCCTGAATTGACCCCTCAGGTCTCGTATATGTTTGAAGGGAAAGATCTTCATTATCCAACAGTTTGCAAGTTGCACGAAACTGTTCAACTTCTGGACTATCATTGACTAAAAATTTTGTGACGTCGTATCCCTTGACGATAAGCGGAAATAAATCTGCCACATCAAAGATCACATTACCATATTCATCAATCGTGCGGTTGGATAATTCTATCACACCCGACCTCCAAATTCCTTTTTGAAACCAACGGCAGCGCGCTGGCTGTTGAACATGAATGTTACTCGCATGTTTCGGTCGCAAAGCGGTCGAGCCATATCATCGTAATCATGTATGTGCATTTTCCAATTGTCATTTCCTGCATTGGTTTTAAGCCAAATACTCGTGCGGGAACGAAGATCGAACCCAGTATCATAATGGTATGATAATACCGCTTGCGTCGGCAATTCAACTTTATAATTGAACGTTTTCAACGAATTGAATAAACGTTTGAAATCCTTCAATAAAGTCATTATTTGGATTCACCCTTAATGACTTCCGGCTTAAACGTTGGTCGTACGATATTTCCGGATATACCCATCTGCTTACGGAAACGCGCACGAATAAAATCCAAATCAATGGAACTCTCAGGTCTAATGCTTAGATCTGCATCCTCTGGGGGGATAACGTCATATGTGGAGCCATCATCACGCGCCCACCAAGGACGATCAAAGTATGCATGGGGTCCAACCCATTCTTCCATAAACGGCAAATTCATTTGGCCATCACCTGTGAACATGAATGACAACCCAGTAGTATCGTCACTTTCAAGTTCAACAATACCAAATTGAATATGATCACCGCCGAATGCATTGAATTTACTGTGAATGATTTCAGCTAGATGGTCGTCAGTTGGATCCTCTGGTGTAATCGTGACAACATTGCCTGCCGTGCAACGCCCATCTTCATCGAAGAAACTCATATATGTCCAGTCATTATCGCGACTGAAAATCAAACTTCCCGAAACTAAGTTATCTAACCAATAGTTAATTTTGCCGATTGTGGTTTTCACTTCAACATCGAAATCGACAGATTCCTGTGCTTCCTCGTCGTAGATGACTTCGGTGTGAATTTTCCATGTTGTGGGGATTAAACGATTATCCAAAACACGAATCGCTTTAAAAGTAAGATTTAGCTTAACAATAAATTCGGGATATTCTTCAGTCATGAGTTTACCATATATGTGAGTACTTGACCCAGCATACTACGAGTGTGCCTAAATATCAATTGAAAAACTACCTGTTGGAGAGATCCAACAGCAAAAAGAATGTGTTTGGCTGGCCAGCCTTACAACGTTGTATGAAAACTTTGAGCAGCCTATTAAGGTGTCCTCACACTGTTGCATTTGTATTTATAAACGTAAGTGTTAGAAAAAACTACTTATTTCTTACATCCAGGCTAATTTAAAAAGGATGACTTCTGCATCCGACTTAAACTCGAAACGGATGAAATGCACGAGACCTAATGGTCCATGAACAATATGGTTCCAATCCGGGGTATGATGATCAAGCCATTCTTCGACATCTGAACGGATGGAATGAACACCCGCATTACCAACAAATGCGCTATGATTCACACTTATTGAATGCGGGTGCTTTGGTATCATTTCTTCTTGTATACCTTGTTGAACGCAGGAGCAACACGCGGCTTCTCCTGCTCTTCAATATTTTTGTTACCAACAGTCGGACGTTTCTTTTTCGCATCGACTTGCGGTTTTAAATCGGGTTCCGATTCAATAACGTCCGGGAACATATCATCCCACGCTTTCTGCATTGAATTTGCAAAGCGTTGCTGAACTTCTGTTTCAATCGTCTCTATGAGCATCTGTAGCTGTTCTCGCATATCGCTACTCATGCCCATTGCATGTGCTGCCCATAAGCGATTGTTCAGTGAATCCAACTTATCTCGAAGTTCATCATCACTCATAGTTACGGGGTCAAAAAACGGATGCATTAGGTCCACTTCCTTCCTGGTACATAAGGATCAGTTTCATCCCCTGTGACAACTGGGTTTCCGGATTTATCCAAGTAAACAAGTTTCTCAGGAACACCATGTTCACCAATGATAAATTCAGGCACCTCAAGTACGGAGCCGTTATGATGGTGTGGTTCGCCATCACCACAAACACAAGGCAAAGCATGGGGATACGAGTATAAACCCGTAAACCCCCATGTGCGGGTGGCTCGAAATCCTTTACGGATTTTTACCATTAAAGGTCGCCCTCTTTGCGCACTTCACTTCGTGCAATCTCAAACTTTCCGCCCGGGTAACGTGCTTCAAGCTTGCGGATGTTTTCATCAACAATCTCATAAGGATCCAAATTGAGAGCCATACAAGCCTGTGCGAAATACCACATAACATCGCCAAGCTCGCGTTTCATATGAAAAACATTATCCGCATTATACGGCTTACCCTGGAACATGATCTTTTTGACGATTTCCTGGAACTCACCTGCTTCCGCCGATAGCCCAGCAGCCGCAGTATTGAGACGGGAAACATCACAACCCTGCTCATATAGTTCTTCAATTCGAGCGATGAAAGCTTCTTTGCTCTTAGATGCGTCGCTAGTCACAGCATCGACAAAGCCCAGATATTGATTCAAATATTGTTCAGTCATAAAAAACTCCGTATATTAGATTATGTAACCCAATATACGGAGTCTGAGCTAAAAAGTCATTATTTGAATACAGAAATAGCACCTGTGCTATAATTTGTAACCAAAAGCGAATCATTAGAAAATGCTATTGAAATACCAAATGAATTTTTACCAGTCATATCAAATGGACGAACCATTTGAATCGGTTGTACGCCAAAAAGACCAGTACTATTCTTTTTAAAGATACTAACTTTTCCTATTGGAAATGTAAGTTGATTTCCGGCCTTAGCTTCTGGATTACCGTATTGTCTAGATACAATAGCTAGATACTGCCCATCTTTACTGACTTTTATTCCAAATCCGAATTCTTCTTTCGCATCACGTTCCAATGTTTGTACTAAGACCGGTGAAACTCCAGAGCAGTCATAAATGAAAACGCTGCCATTTGGTATATCGGTATTCATACTACGTGGTGTGCCAACAAATACTAAGTTACCAGAAACCGCAATACTATATCCGAAACCACGTTCTTTACCCACTGGAGGATCAATGAAAATAGGAGTTCCCCATACACCATTTTCACGTTTACTAATATAAACACGACCAGGGGTATAATAGTTGCTAATAGTGTTTTGATAACGACCATCAGCTAATAGATCACCATCTATTACCATTTTTGTAGCATATCGTTTTATATCAGATGTTTGGTCAACTGGAGGAATAATACTAGAACCTTCAACCCAAGTTGTTCCATTAAATGTATAAGTCTTTATCCCGCCAATATTAGGTGTAGTTGCACCATATACATCAATAACACTATTACCCACATATAACGTGTCGCCATCAAAAGCTAACGATGAGCCAAATCCGCTTTGATAAAAAGCAGGGGTTGGTGGAGTATTTGGAATCCAGCGAGCGGCAAGTTGCGAATGAAACACCCATTCATCATTTGAAAAATGATACATCTCGACTGTGCCTAAGCCGACATCTGTTCCTGGAACCATTGTTGAAAGAGCTAACCATTCATCATTGAACGCCACCTTAGTGCCTATGTTTCTAGCCCCAGTGATTGTTTGTTTCTTAATCCAGTTTGCCCCATCATTTTCATAATAATCGACATCATATTTGCCATATTTGGATATGATTGCTTTATTTTCAAATGTTGTAATTTCATATCCATATGTGGTATCCGCATTAACCAAAGTATCTACTGATTTAAATGGGATTGTATAAGAAGGAGTTACATTAAGGTTATTTTCGATCAAATTAGTCATGATTTTTCCTTGTTAGGTTTAGAGTAAAATTCCTACTGGTTATTTGAACCAGTAGGACGCATTTGCACCATACGCCCCGATGACAGCACCAGAACTGGTGAAACCAATAGCAGAACCAAATCTACCATTGGAAACTTGTGGATTGGGTAACATTGCACTATCGGGCAAAGCTGATGGCCCCCAAACGTTATTGAATTTTTCATAAGCGTAGACAATGCCACGACTGTTTCGGTTAAGTGAACTTACCAAAACTACTGAATGATCATTATTCATATCTACAGCCCAACCGAAGCTGTCGTTGGTTGTCATGAGTGTATCTTGTATGAGCGTAGAACGATCAGTACGGACCGTAAAGGTTTCCTCAAGTACAGGCAAAGCCCCAGTGCAATCATAAAGAAATGCACGTCCTGGAATTCGTTCTGATGCATTGCCATATGGTGCGCCAACTAGAACATAATTATTTTTCGCTTTGACTGTCCAGCCAAATCCATCCAAGAACGTAGTCGTGGGCTTGATAACAACAGGGGCAGACCAACTAGTCCCAGTACGTTTACTAACAAATGCAACACCATTACCACGACCCAAAGTATCACCCGGGCCGCCTGCAATAAGAAGGTCACCATCAATCGAAACTTCTGAACCTAAATTCTGACTAGTTGATGCTCTAACCTCAGAAGCGTTAACTGTTAAAAAGTTTCCTTCAATAACCCAAGATGTTCCATTAAAAACGTAAACATGCACCCCACCAATACTATTGGCTTGACGATGGCCTACAACTAAGGTATTTCCATCCAATGCTACTGAAGCACCAAAACCATTCCCGGTTGTTCCTACAGGTGCAGAAAGAACTGCAAATTCGGTAGTACCCCAAGATCTTGCACCATTACGTTTATAAATCCAAACAGTTCCGTTGCCACTGACAGGGTTATCACTGATCGCAAGCCAGTCGTCCGTAACAGCAACTTTAGCTCCAAAACGCCCAGTCTTAACAATATCCGAAATTTTAGTCCATTTGTTATCAACCAATTCGTATGTACTTACTGTTGAGGCAGCATAAGCTCCAACTGCCAAAGTCGATGAAGTCATTGATAATACATAACCGAATGTTCTAGCAGTGGAAGTTAATTTTGATGTTTCGGAAAGACTAAAAGTGGGCCCTTGAAATAAGGGCTCCACAGTTAGTTTACCAGATAAATTTAGATTACCAATATTAAGAAATGGCATATCAGCCTCTCATTACGGGGTAGTAATACCACCATTTTCAGATAGGATACCTAAACGTGTACCAGCAGTAACACGTGGAACCTGAGTATATATCTGTCCACTCTGAATAATATCACCATAGGAAACATCGCCCCATGTGGTTTTATATTTGCGTTCAGAATCTTCCGCATACATCGTAATCTTAACATCTTGTTGTGAAGCAAATGCCGCAGCATTAACAAAGCAAATCAAATCCAATTCATCCAAATACAAATGACGTCGTGTTGCTAGACCATAAGGGAATTTAACAACATGTGAGTTGTTATCAAACAAGTTTGGATGAGACCAATCCAAGCTAATACGATACATGTTATAGCGAGAAACAGAATCAGTTGTACCGTTTGCAACACTTGCAGATACGTCTGCTTCACGTACTACGCCCCATGAAAAATAGTTTTCAACGGAATTAGCACCATGCCAAAGTGCGAATATAGGCTTTGCACTTCCAATGTTTGGTTCGCCATTTGTAGGGTTTACTGGTCGTTGCATCACACCAATAAAATTGTTACGACGTGAATTAACACGAGCAGTAGGCCATACAGCAAGAGCCCAACCACGATCAGTAAGTGTAATTCTAAAATTGTACTCAGTGTTTACTGATGGACGATTTGCGTTATTAAACACAGTCATTACTGGTGTGCCCTGCTGAATCAATACATCCGTATCACCAGGATTTGGAACCAATTGACCACTATCACCGAAATGTATCGTCATTTCGGTGTAAGCGGTGCCTGTCTTTGTGAATGTAATTAGCAAGCGATATGATTGTGTGGCATCCGTAGTTACAACACTGTCAATTGCTCCTGTTGATTTTAAAAGTATGACGCGCTTTGTTGTGCCATCAACATCGAGTAATGTTTCAAACCATCCAATACTATTGCCGTTCTTAAAATTACTAACAATTGCATTGCCCATCACAGTAGGATCGGTAAATGTAGATTCGCCATAGGAATATCCGGCCATTAAAGTATCTCCAAACGTTTGTTTATCCTATTTAGTTAAGGGTTTGACAGCTTACCAATCATACGCCCCGAAACTCGTGTAAATCCATTTACATATGGACGACCACCGAATGTTCGCCCGTATGTAATTCCAGCATATGTACTCAACTTTATAATACCACAATTAAATCTACGTACCTTTAAATCAGTAGCCCAATAGATTTTAGATGTCATACGACAAGTTGTCGCTGTACTAGTAAAAGTATTAGCAATTACATTTCTGAAACCACAAAATACTTTGTTTCCTTGTGGTACCAACACATAAACTTCTGTTTTATGACAAGTATATGTTTGTAGACGAGGGGCAACTGTTTTATTAATTACAGGCGCCTGTGGTCCAACCATTGAAACTCGACACCAGAATTTTGCAGGTACCATTTCATTTTCAATAAACCCTGGATTCTTACATACATGAGTAAAGATCTTGAAATCTTCCAAATGCCCAACTGGTAAATTCAAACACGGTTTATTAGTATATATATTTGGACTGTATGCTACATAGCATTTGTTACCACGCCACTTGCCTATTACGGGATCAATTGTCCATTTTATAATTTTACGACATGGTCGAAGATTAACGATCGCATCAGGTTCTACTTTACGACATACTTTGCCTGTTACTAGATCGACTTTTATTAAGTTTATAGTTCTGGGCAAACTTCCACAAATAAAATGTTTACCAATAGTGTCGTTAAATCGATCTGATATCCTGCAACTTTTATAATTGGTAAATGATCTTTCAATAAGATTTGTTGCCAATACATTTGTATTACAAACTCGCTTAACAAAATCAACTGTAATCACATTTGATTTACACGGTCGTTTTATATTAATATATTTGTCGTTTTTCCAGTATGTAATATCTTTCTTACAATATGTATTTGGTTTATAGCCGGCACTTGCATTTCTAGTGTTTCGACCATGACAAAAATATGGTAATACTGGATCTGGATAAATGTAGATAGGCGTGTCCACCGGAGGATCATCCGGTGGATATCTGTTGCCATCACTATCTTCATATTCAAAAGCCAAAATTAGCCACCATTCTGATCATCTTCAGTCTTAAGAACAAAAACACGAATACCCGAGTCGTTATTCACATTTTGGTTGTTTGAGCTTGTAGCAATATAAGATCGCTTCTGCCCATAAACATCAACTGGGACTATCTGTTCACTTTGGTATGCATCTGCTTTGGATACTGCAATGAGATCAATTTCTTCACTAAATGCAAAACGATCAGTACATAGACCAAACGGAAATACTAGAATATATTCGTTATTATCGTTGGTTACTGGGGTTCTCCAACGTGTTGGAAAATAATTCAAAGACTGACCCAAAAGTTCACGTGGATCACTAATAACAGCAGGAGTATAATTCAGAGCATAATTACCAGGCTGATTGATTGGATTACCCGGTCCATCATTAATAGATGGTGAACCATTGCCGGTCATACTTTGCCATGTTGGTAATGGTGCAGTTGTATCTACTTCTCGAATCACATTATAGAACCAAGCAGTACGAGGCCCATCAATATTCCAACCAGTTGCGGATCCGGAATAAACTTGACTTCCCGTAGCACTTACGTTTGTTACCAAATACAATGGCTTCTGCCCAGTCGATGGAACCGAACCATCACAGCCTACACCACGTTGAATCGTGAATACAGTTGTAAATTTCAAATCTTCAGTAAAGACTTGCGGCCAAGCAACAAATGCAAATCCACGATTATAAATTGCAAGTTGGTATGTCATTGGAGTCTTTGTACTAACTCTCGGATATGTATTGGTAATATTACCAGCAGATGTAAGTTGGTCCGGTGTCAAAGTATAATATTGCTGTGGAATAATTGGATATTCAGGTATACCAGTTGAAATTCCAGCAATATTAGGAAGCTGGGTTGGGGAACCAACGCGCATATAAAGACCGCGATCTGCAACTGTGATTTCCTGAGTTAAGTTTGCAGGATTCTTAATAATTGCATTTCCCTTAACTTCGAAATAAATGTGCCAAGGATCAGATTGCCAATTTGGATCAACTTCAATCTTTGGACGCAAAATAACTTTCTTAGATGCTGCAATGGAAGGTCCGTCTTTTGCTACTTCTTCAAAACCATTGGTTAGAAGGTCATTAAGAAGATTTGTTGCAAGGCAATTAGCTTCATCAATTGGTTTACCAAATTCATCCGTTCCCGGAATCATATATGTCAAACCTTCTTTTGCTATAGTAGTCATATTAGTGTACCTCGTTGGTTAATTTTGTGTATTTATGGCTTACGCAACTTTCACAATTACTGAAACTGTGCTCGGCACACCCGAATTATTATACACGCGCCAATATGTTACATCACTTGTTGTGTCTTGCATATTTATCAGTTGGATGAATCGCTCACCGTAATATCTCTGACCTCCGACAATATAAGATCCATCATCAACTAGATGTGATTGAATGGAAATAAAGCGATATGGATTAGAATCAGTACGTGAGGAAATTGCATGGCATTCTAGTGTTGCGGGAACAGAAGTTTTTGCCTCAACTAGAGTGCATTTACCCCCTGTAGGGAAAGTGAAATCGACTGATGCGCCATCTGCTATTTGTGCGGTTGTAAATGTGAATGTACGAATCTTGCTACCGTTTGCAGCACCGGATTCATCTGTTTCACGACCGATAGCACCGATATAAGTCCAACCTTCAATCCAAATACCACGCTGAATAGCAATAGGTGGGATGCCATTTGGGAATACCAGAACGCCTGAGGAATAATCAAATTCCCATTCACGATCAGTGATAGTTGGAGTCAAACGAACCGGAGCATCTCCTGTATTGGCATATGGGTTGCCGGCCCAAACAGTAATCGTATATGAACGATCAAAAGTATCAGGTACCCAATTACGAATAATATTGGACTCATCTAATCCGTTTTGTAAGAAGCGAACTGCAACCCAAGCCGTATTGGATGACGCTGTATCTGGAAGCATTTGAACCGCACTTGCGCGACGACGAGGAGCAATAACTTCTGCCCACAATTCGTTACCCGTAACCGTCGATGCACTAGGAGCGGTACGTGGAATCAAATCCGAATCAGCCCAGAAATCACGCTGGAAGATTGGAGTTGAGCTACGATAGCGTTCGTTAGAATGTTCTTTATTAGAAGCTGTGGAAGCTACACCTTTGTGTTTCTTCCAAAGCAAATCTACTTTATTTTCGTGATTCAATGTCATTGGCTAACTCCGCTAAAACGTAGTCCGGTAATCTTATCACCCTGTAGAAGTTTGAATCTAACTAGGATCACATTGTTTGTACTGTTTGAACTACTCTCGTAGCCGAATGTCGCAGTCACAGTTTGTGACCCACCAGTAGCCGCACGATTCAATGCACAACCTGCAGGAACTTCACGACCCGGAACACCATAACCCGCATATGGACTGAAACAATCCATCCATCCATTAGGAGCCAAAGTCTGATTTGCTAGACCGGGCAAAGCAATTTGTAGACCCGAATACTTTCCTTCAATCTCGATATTCATCAAACTTACATTGCGTCGTTGAATCGCAAATGTCGCATATTGCGTGGATAGCTTATTTGAGTAATCTGGACCCGCAGGCAAATAGTTCGCATAATTTTCACGAGTGAAACGGATAGCTCCACCAACTATTGCAGCTTCATGTGCTGGAAGTTCAAGTGTTGAATCCCAAGCCTCTAGAAGTCCATTCCAAGCAGGTGTTGCGCCATTTGCCATTGCTATGCGCATTGCGTCAAGTGGAGTACCTTCATCGAATGCACCGAGGTTAACAATGGCAATTCCTGATTCGTTAACCGGAGACATTCCTTGTGAGGATCCACCACGCATGAAGTTAATAATTTGTGTACTTTGTAGTTCGTGAGAACCATTAGCATTTTGTCCAGTAGCTGTAATTCTAACCGAACCATGCTCAACAGTATCATCATAATCGGAAATATTGAAAATAACATCTTCAACTTGGTAATTAGTTGCCTTGGTAAGAACCGATGGCAGACCATTAGCACCAGGGTAAGCCCATACTGCTGGACCAGCAAATGCGCCTTCTGTGCTGAATACGACGTTGCGCGTATCCAAAGCAAGATCAGTTGCTAGGTTATCAACATTTGCGGATAACGCAAGACGTGTATCACGCCCGTAATGTGGGATACCACTTGAATAAACCAATACTTCATTGATCGGTCTAATGCCAACACTGTTGACCACCGGCAATTCAGCTGAACTATCATTTACCAAAAATACATAATTTGAATCACCTGTGATTGAGTGACTCAAGTACAAAGAGTTCAAACCAGGAGCAAATTCTAGACCAACTGCTTTAGCTGTAATGACTTCCCAGAAACTAGCCATTGCCATACCATAGGTTGTCTCTTGGTTGATATAAAGTTTTCCATAAACGCCAGTATCATCACCGACTGAAAGCTCGCGCGATCCAACGGATTCCTGATTCAACATTACGGCTAGTGTTCCTTGACGCCCATCACCGAACGGACCAACAAAACTAGATTCAACATTCATACCTACGATCTTCGGTACAACGTTACCTGCGACTGGCTTAACTGGGAATGTGCCGGAAGCGTCTGTGAAGCCTTCTGCAAGAACTAGATTCGCATCATCCAGTGTGTTTGTAGCTCCGGGAACAACCATGTACTGTTCTGATAGCGGCGGTGGACTTGCTGGGATAAAGTCTTTGACAGCAATGTTAATTGAATTAATAGCTTCGGAAATCTTTGTAACACCGGACTGGAAATTTGGAACATAACCATCATTGAAGTTTCCATTTTCCAATGGGCCCAATACATCGATAACATCACCGCTAAATGTTGGGTTCATACCCTTCTCGCCGATATATCGGAAACCATCCAAATATACTTCGGTTAGTGGGTTTTCAGCATCTGCATTTGGTAGCCATAGGATACCACTTTCGTAATCAAATACCCAAGTTGTTTGTATTTTGCTATTTAGGATTCGTTGCGTACGAGCGGAATCCGAATATATTTGTACCTCAAATGATGGGTCAACACGAGGACTAATGAAATCTTTGAGTCTATTTTCGGCGGTAATACCACTTGCAAAGGCACGAACAGCTACCCAAACCGAACCATCGATTGAGTTCTGCTCGGGAACCAAACGCAAACTTACTTGTTCAACAACTTCTGAAACCGCTTGTGCTGGAATGAGGATTTTGTCATCCTCACGCCAAATTTCAGTAGCACGAACCGAGATTGAAGAATGCGACAGTTCTTCATAAACTGACTTATCAACACCAGTTTGTGAAACACCAAATAATGCTTTTTTCCAGAGCAAGTCTACTTTTTGTGATACATCAATATTCGACATTGCCGCTCCTTATGATTCAATAAGTTGTAGAACTGAAATGGATTGTCCTGCGATCAATTCGAATCGTATAAACACCATATGTTCGGTTGCGCTTGAGCTATTAATGTTACCGAATGTAAATTCATATATTCCGTTCGATGAACTTACTAGGCAACCATCACTCGCCAATGCATGGCCAGGCCAAAGAGTCTGAGGGAAGTCAGCCTGCTTAGATCCGTTCCACCATCCATTTATCGCATTAGGCATTTCGTTTGTAATACCAGGAAGCATAATAGAGATTCCCTCAAATGTTCCATCAATTGACAAACGTAAACGATTACTTTTTAGCTGGGTCTTGAAACTAATGTATTGGGTGTCAGACTTTGTTGAGTAATCAGGACCAGCTGGCCAATATCCAACTGAATAATTCGTCTTAGAATGCTTGATTACACCACCAGCAATAACAGCTTCATGAGCTTTAGTATCGCCACCTGTTGAACTATCATAATCAGTAGCCCAATCGATTGCCTCCAATACAGGGGTTCTACCTGTAGGCATTGCTTGACGCTTCAACCCATAGTTCATGCTATTAGAGGATGGGGTTTCAGCAATGAACTGACCATCACCATCATAAACCAGAATAGTTTGATTTGTATCACGTGTGATTGTACGGAAACTATTATTAGCATAAGCGATTATCTTGCTTTCAAATGCTTCACGTACCGGTTGCTCTTCTTCAGGAAGACCAATGATATCAAAACCAATGATTTTATTTGTTGCGTTAATTGGACCCGCATCGATTACGAATGGGGTCGAAGTCAAGTCTGCCGCATCATAGCTAGTGTTGAATGGATTAGTGAACTCAAGTTCAACACCCATAATATCCTCTAGCGGATAGGTTCGAGAAACCAAATTAGTACCGGTCATTGTGAGCATGAACAGTTCGGAAAGATTTCTATAATAGTGTGGGATACCACTAATTACTTTTAGCTCCGGAGTTGATCCAGCGTTACCCAAACTAACACTAGTGATCGTTGGAACTTTATTTGTTTCATCAACTACGAAATTCTTTGTAAGAGTTCCGGAGATTGAATGAGTTAACTTCAGCTGGTTTGAACCATCACCGAATGGCCCGGTTAACTGGATTGATAGAGCTTTCCAAACATCTTTATGTTCAGTAACTTCTTGATCGGATAAAATGTTTAGACCACCATTATTGCCGACGTTGGAAGCCCATGACAACGTCTTCTCAGCGCGTTGAGTTCCGTTCACACTATAAGTTAGTTTACCAATATGGCCGGGACCAGCAACTGCTAGGGTTCGTTGTCCATTAGCAAATTGTGCGGATTCGATTGTAGTTGTGGCAGTTGTAAAACCTGCTACTTCAACTATATCTCCGGCTACTGGAGCATATGAGGAATCGAAATGCTCGATCGTTCCAGCTGCAAGAACAAATTTACGACCATTTTTATCATCTTCGCTGAAGAATGCTTTTGTGTCAGACAAATTGTTGTAAGCGTCGGGAAGGATTTTTCTGAACATTACGTTCAGATCACTAATAGCTTCGTCCTTAAGAGTTTCAGTTGGCTGCCATCCCATGACTGCACCAGCGTCATAAGATCCCGTCGGGAGTTCCTCAAGAGTAGAGGAACCATCGCCACTTCCCATGTCATAATTAGCAATATGATTAAAGCGAGCAACTAGATTGTCCTGAGCAATATCTTGAAAAATACCCGAAGACAATGGTCCAAGAACTGGTAATCCAAAACTATCTAAAGTGAAAATTACACAAGGACCATCAGGAATAGTTCCATCTAATTGCAATGAAATATCACACATTGCATTGTAAGAACCAATATCCTCTAATACTACTTGTAGAACCGTGTTATCAATCGATGTGATTTCTACAAGCTTTAATGCCTTACCATCATCTGAACTAAAAAGCCAATCACCCACTTCAACATCATTAATATCATAATTATATGACCATTTTTCAGTAGGAATACCAAGAGATTGGGGGAATACTTCGATTGATGCCGCCCATTTAAAGGCGGCATTGTAAGCAGGATTAGCTGAATCATCATTGTATTCTAGTGGGTATAGTATTGTTAAATTACCCACTAGACAACGCGCTGGCAACACTAAAGCCATATTCAACTCCTATTAACGTAATGTTACTTCAATGATACAATAGCTACCACTGGCTGCGCCCATTGGCGAAGCGGCTACACCACCAGCCATAGCAAAAACATTACCATGAATACTTGTGAAGAAAATGTTACTGTCTAGGACTTTCTTACTGAACCCAGCATTTATAGGATTAGGAGCGCCAATAGATGGTTGATAACCATAAGCCACAACTGAAACTATTGGACGAGCTGTATCCATTGTAACTTTCATAGCGGAATTGTTAACACCACTAAATTCAACCAACCAGCCTTCAGGCACATCCTGAGTATCAGATGCATTTGCTCCTGCGAAATTAATTCTAAATGTTTTTACGTCAAGTGATGCACTTCCGCCACCAGTTACAAACTCAAGACCAGTAGCTCCTGAATTAACAGCTAGAACTTTACCTGCCTGGCCAGTGTATGCCTGTGGAACATCAGAGAGATCCGTGAACTTAGAAGCACCACCAGACCCTGCATTGATCCACTGAGTAGCAAAATCGGCATTAGAGCTCTTAGCAAGAACTTGCCCAGTTGTACCGCCTACAGGAACACCAGCACCGGTGTCACCAGTATCACCTTTGTCGCCCTTATCGCCCTTATCGCCCTTCAGGCCCTGGATACCTTGTTCGCCCTGCTCACCTTTTGCTCCCTTGAGCGAAGCTAGCCATTCGGCTTCAGTACCAACGAATCCAGCATCGACAGCAACTTCATAAGCAGACTTTCCAGCAGCACCTGTATCACCAGTATCACCAGTATCGCCCTTGTCTCCCTTGTCACCTTTATCGCCCTTTTCGCCTTTGATTTCGCCGCCATCTACCCATGCACCATTAGTCCAAACATAAACGTGGGAACCTGCGATCCAAGCATCACCTTCGTTATTACCAGTCTGTGGAAGATTTGCGAAATTATCAACAGCGCCCTTGAATTCAAGTGTTGTACCAGCAGGACCCTGTGGTCCTTCTTCGCCCTGGTCACCCTTTTCGCCCTTAAGCGATGCAAGCCATTCTGCTTCGGTGCCAACAAAGCCAGATTCAACAGCTAGTTCATATGCGGACTTACCGTCTGCACCATCCGCGCCATCCTGACCAGCTGGTCCTTCTGCACCCATAACAGCAAATAGACCATCTGAATTAACAGAAAGAGCATTATTCGCATCTGCAGAAATAGCAACTTCTGCCTTCAATGGAGTTGCAGCATCGCCGTCACCGGTTAGGGTAACGCTTGTGGAATCTTCAGTAACAATAGTACCGGATCCACCCTGAACGTCAACGTATTCTAGACCAGTGCCGTCAGCCTTAATACGCAAGTATTTGCCCCAATCAGAAGCTTCGAACTCAGCTTCAGTGGCAAAATATTGATCCATAGGAGGCAAACAAGCCGTAGCTGAACCACCAATGAAGATACCTTCTGGTGTGCTACGAACAGTGATGCTATCTTCACCGTGGATAGATTTAAAATAGAATGTGTTTGATTCGCGACGTGCATAAACGCCTGCGCCTGTGCCCAAATTAGCCATGTGAATTGAATTCAAAAGGTCCTGGCCCCAATTTGGGTTATTAGGATCGATCTCACCACCGCCTGTTGATCCGCCGGTAACAGGTGCTTCGCCCTGACCACCGCGGTTGCGACGCTGTGTAACTTCTTCTGGGGACTCAGTACCGCGACCTTGATCGTTAAGTGGGAACAATTCACCAGTACCATACTGAATGCCGTATTTGTCGATTGTACTCATTTTTCCTGCGCTCCTGATGAAACTTGCATATGTTGTTATTTATTCTTTGGAGCGGGAGGTGCTACAAAAGCAGGATTCGATACCGTATGAAGGGCACCACAACTTGTGCAATAGAATTCCAGCTTTCTGAACACCATAGCTGTGGTGTCAAAAGTTATTTGCGCATCACAACGAGTGCACTCAAAATTCCAACCTCCCAAAACAAGTCGGTTATGAGTGACGTGAGGTGACTCCAATTTAAGTTTTTGTCTACTATTACGTTTAGCCTGAGTAGCTAAGGGAAACGGTATTACTGCCATAACACGAAACCTATACTTACAAAAACTGCTCACTGATATTTACACTGGTGAGGTTGCAAGCTAAGTTATGTTATTAAATCAGATACAAATGGACTATACCTGTGATATTGTCGTACCGTCCAAATAATAAGTCTTTTCAGTTAGAGGATTTTCCATTGTGCGTGGTTCGCCCACTTCCCAAAACATATCAAGGGATGGATTTGGCGTCCATGTTCCGTTTTCATAAACATACGCAAGAGGAGGAGTCTGAGTTACATCCCAGATCAAATTTTGATTCAATCCACCTTCGAAGAACAGAATATCATACGTGCTGTTCTGTTGACTGAAACAGGAAACACCATATGGTTTCTTATTATAGTAGAGCGAGTTCTCTGGGATATCATATTCAATCGTGCTTGCCGGGGATAACGTTTCTGAACCAAATTCACTACATTGGAGAGTAACATGATTTTTAACACGTTTGACTCGAACAACCGTTTGTAATGATGCAGCCCAGCCTTGTTCATCAGGATTCTGAAATACCCTAGGCATTGCATCTGATGCATCGATAATGACTGTCGGGGTATTTCCTACAAATTCCACTAGTAGCCATGACCTCCCCGGGAATAGCCAACCGCCATTATTACGAACAATTGTCAGTGAACAAGGTATGTTTTGTTCATTCAAAGCATACGCGATAACCATACTGATCTGATCATCGTCAGCGTTATCAGACGACATGCGAACAATGAACTCATAGTAGGCTAGTTCCTCTAGACTCACAAAACCAATGTAATTGGATGAGTTAACAGTTGTACTGATGCGATCTAAATTTTGATCATACACCCAGCTTGCGGCTTCTCCGCCAGGTGTGGTACCACTTGGATACCAGTCATTACCAGCAAAACGTCCCCATTGTGCGAAAATCTGACTTTGGGTTGGTGGTGTAATTGTCGCAATCGCATCAGCTAATTCCTGAGCTGTATTTACGATGTATGCTTGCCCATCCGGATATACAAATCGCTCACAATTAGAAACCAATGATGGTGTACGAAGAATTGGGAGTTTATCATATTTTACACGAACGAATGTATTGGGGAGTGTTTGAACTTTGAGATATCTCACACCACTCATTGAGATAAAATTTATCGCAATGTTATCGATAACGGATAAATCCACATTCGATATTACAAAGCCAGCCGTTAAAACACTGGACCATGATAGATTCGCAGTATAGGTACCACCATTTTTAGTTACAGTGCCGTTTGTTTCCTCAAGTGTAGAACTTGCATTGAATCCGGAAAGAGTCATTTGTACGGAACCGGATGGTGCATTTTGTGAGCCATCTGAACATACCACAATAAGACTCAAAGACTTGTTCAATGTGTTTCGGTACCAACGAAACATAATTATTTCTGGTTCAGCATCAGGACCGGTATATTTCTGTGCAACTTGTCCATAGAAAGCCTTAGCGGTTCTGCCTTGGTTAAGAGAGTGGACGTCATTAACTAGCCCATTCTCTACATTACAAAACTGACCCACGTATGAGTCCAAACTATTGCCCATACGTAATGCACGGAAAAAGAAACCATCTCTCATTTTATACCTGATTAAATGTACGTGAACCCATCCAAGTTGAACCTACACGTAGGAACGTATAGAGTGATACTTTATCAGGACCACTAGCCATTGCGGGTTGTCCCGCACCATCCGGCCAAATAATACCACCTGAAGCTGCAAAACTTACGGTGAAGTTTGATGCGCCCTGACGTACTAGAATTGTTACACTATTTGCATACGCTCCAGGGATATAAGTATCAGTGGCATAGAAATCCTCAACCAAATTAATCGTTGCGTTTCCTGTTAGTTTAAGATCCCAAGTACGAGAACGACTAATATATGCGTCGAATGTTCCACTCACTTGAGTCTCCGTGTGTACGGTTTCAGGAATATCAACACCTGGTGTTCCACCGTATTTGTATCTCGTACCATTGATAGTATCTAGACGCGGCATACGATCTACATTGTTAAAGGAATACTGGCATGTACCGGTCTTGGTGATTGAGCTAGCCTTATACTTGTAATAGGATCCTGTGAAGCCCATGCTTACGTTGGTCATAATCAAAAGATTTCTAGCATTCGTATTTGCGGTACTTAACACACCAATACGAATGTTGCCCATGTCCTCTGGATCATCAACTTCTGGATCAATTGCATCCCATATTTCATCTGCGAAATCACCCTGCATCATTCCAATGTTAGCAAGTTCTAGAGTACCACCCAGATGTCTTACTTGACACATATAATTGGCATTGGTAATTTTAGTTAACGAGTTAGGACCAGTAACAACGCTGAGCATGTATGTTTCAGAACCAACAGTATTTGTGATGATAACATTACCATCTTCATATTCGTTCGAAACATCGAAGTTGAAATCGTTATAGATAATACCATGGAAACGGCAATTGTTGAATACAACTGCGTCCTGTTGATTTCCAGCAAAACGAACAATCTCTAGCAAACGCTTATAGTCGGTTCCTTCACGATAGAAATAACAATTTTCAACTGTGAGTTCACCAATGCCCGTGATAGCAGTCAAAATACGATCAGGAACTGTTGGCATTGCAGATATATCAAAATTGATACCACGCAAAACATTCTGACCATACTGATACGCATCAAACGTGATCTCGCCCTTAATTGTTGTTTGTTCGGGACCCAAGAGTCCTTGAATCTGAATGTTAGCACGATCAATCATCACATTTTCTACATACTCACCAGGCAACAATAGGATCGAACTAATTTGTGTGATATCATCGGGACGCGATTGAATTGCACGATTAATTGTACGATATGGGGTTCCAAGCTGACCACGAGCTGGATGTGGGTCATCGGATCCATATTGTGGATCAACTACTGTGACGTTAGGAAGATTCAAGCTTACAGTGTTCAAAGTATTGCGATACAAAGTGTTGTTCGCATCCTGTAGCATGACGTAATCACTGAATACGTCTGGAACCTGTACGGGCAAAGCTGCCATATCAACACGAACAGAACCAGTATCGTTGATTTGGCCAATCGGAGTAGTTGAAATACCTGGTCCTGCATTAATCTGTTTGATGCCACCACTAGACATCTGGGTCTTATCCCAATACATGTAACCGGATGGGCCGATCTTCATGAATGCATTGGCACCTGCATCTATTTCTGCTTGTGTGAATACCGGAGGCTTTGCTGGCAAATATTGAACTGTTTCAACTGGGATACTTGGATCAGTTAGATCCAAATGAGACAATATGAATTGCCCAGCATCCGGTACTTGTAGCTTGATACCGTTTACAGCATTACCCTTGATTTTCTTACTAGCCAAGTAAAGATCGCCGCCGAGTTCGGGATTCAAGTCATCCTTAACCGCACGTAAGAATCCAGTTGGTACTGCACCAGAAGTAATACGTGTTACGTCAACCTTATAATCTGTATTGGTTGTCGGATCGAACATAACAAGTTGCGCATCCGTTTGGATAGGCAAGTTAGTTGGATAGCTAGGAATAGTTGTGGTTTCAAAACTAACAGTAGGATTCTCAATATCAGTATCAACGTGAATACCAACGCCAGCTTTGACTGAAACAACTTTTGCATTTGATGGTGCAACAGCATCAGGAAGTTTAACCCACTGAAGTGCGGTCGGATTACCAGTTGTTGGACGCCAAGCCAAAACATAAGTGTCTAATGGGTTGAAACTGATTGATGGTGGTGGAAGAATGTCCGACTCATCCGAAATTCCACCTACAACCAGAGAACCGCGCGGTAACTCGTGACCCTTGAGACCAATAGGTGCAACAATTGCATCCTCTTGAAGGTCAACGAGTGTACCGTATTCGTCAAATTCCATTGAAGCAAACTTGAGTTCCGTAGCATTGCCTTGTGGATTAAGTGTAACACTAGGAGTTACAACCTTTGCTACGTTTGGTCTAGTAGCTATAGGATCGATAACTGCCGCAGTAATACGACCTTTTGAATCAACAGTTAGTTTCAGATTATTATTTGTTGTATCATAATCACCGGCCGTAACACCGGTATCCGCTAGAACCAAGTTAATGGCACCAGGTTGGGCCGCAGAACTTCCTAAAGCCCCACTTGTACCAGTGGCATCACCTTCAATTGTGATTCGCTTTGTATGAAGAAAGCCTACTTCCTCAGCTAGGATGTCAATCGATTTTTTAATAATCGAGAAGTTATCACGAAATGGCTGTGAAGGTTGATTTTTACCCTCAACCGGAAAATTCGGTTTATAGCCATTTAGAACTGAATTAACGATAATCTTTGAAGTCATCGATGTTACCTATTATCTTCTGGTTCTGGATATCCTCGATCACGGAGAATACGAACGTCGTCGTTGAATTTATAATATTTACCAAGTTCGGTTGTGCCAACATCAAACTGGGTTGGAGCATCTGTTGTGCTCTCAGGAACGTCACAAGCTGTAATTTGTCCGGCTTGTGGATCACATGTTTGTGTTTCGGTATTTGGATCCCAAGCACAGAACACCGGCTTTACACATGTGAATGGAATACCAGGAACATCAAACGTAGTCAAATTGTCATCAAACGTTGTCAATGCCGCGATCAAGCTATTACTCACGTAATAGCGATCCAATATAAGTTCACGGCCTTGGAATTGCTTTGTGAGTCCACGTAACGCAAGTTGGTTAGAAACTTGCAATCCCTTACCTGGTTTCACATAAGCGAGGATGATAGCAGGAGTATATCCGCGTGGTTTCAAATTCGTATTACGTGGATTACTCGTAGTTCTCATCCACATTGGCATGCCTTCTTCACCAGCAAGTCCAAAGCCCAAACGACCATCAACTGTTGATATCAAATCTTCACGCGCATTACCCAGACTATTCGGATAGAAACGCGATTCACCAGTTTGTGCGTCCCAAAGATCCGGATCATATGGATGACTCTGTGGCAAAGTTAGGACCTGTTCAGAACCATCAGCATTAAATCCACCAGCTTTGGCTTGTGGATCCACTAGACTGAAATAAATTACATCACAAATATATGAGCCGGATGGATCATAAACCGGTGCATATGTGAGTGGACCATATGTCAAATACATGCGCTTGTGGTAGTCCTTTAGAATCTCTACCATAGTTGCTGCATTTCCAGACTCATCAAACGCCTGTGTGTTTAGTCCGGATACCACATATAGTTCAAGTTGATCAACTGCACCGAAGTTTGGATCACCAGGTCGGAATAAAACCTCACGAGTCAAAATTGGTGAATCGACAAGCCAGTCCTTGAACTCTTGACGTTCATAACCTGTAATTCGTCCCTTTACATTGCGAATGTTTGTGGATTCATATTGATTCAAAATCGTAATACTAAAAGTGCGATCCACATATCGTGCACCAACAGTTGCACGGATTGCAAAAGTGTAGGTTGTATCAGCACTAACAAAAGGAGCAAACCCCATTATATAACCGGTTGTACTCTGGACGGTTAGACCATCGGGCAAAGGTCCGCCATTCGGACTTACCGAGTAAACAACAGGTGTCCCTTCTGGGTTGATTGCCTCAACCAGGACATGCGACGGGAATGTTTCGTAAATGTTTCCGATTGATCCGGGAGGTGTAACCCAAATAATCTGATCAGATTCCTGGAGCACATCATCATCACCGATTTCAACAGTAATGCGGAAATTCTGAGCAATCTCATTTCCCTCAACATCTGTTACTGTGAGTCGAATGTAATAGAGACCGAGAACGACAGTAGGATCAACGATTCCTCGAATGCTACCATCTGCAAAAATTCCCAGACCCGTTGGTAAACGACCATTGAATACACCGGGACCCTCAACGATTCCAGGAACAAAATCAATTGCATAGGTTAGAACATCATTGTCCTCGTTTACAACATCGATGGCTTGGTAATACGTATTACCAATACGAGCCGGAGGCATCATCAAAATGCTAGGTTCAATCTCATAGAACCCAACAAGCCAATCCGGATTGAAATAATGGATTGAGTTTTGATACTCACATGTTAGTGTGAATAGTCGTTCTGCAATCAATCCATTTCCAGCAGTAGCTCGGATTAGAAATTCATATTTAATTGGTTCCTGGCTATATGGGAGTGAAACAATTGTGCCACTCAAATAGGATTTATTACCGACTTGATCTTGGCGTAAATTCAATCCCAACGGTAGTGAACCATTCAACGGAATGATTGTATAGGTAATCGGTAAATTGTCTTCTTGTGTGGCAACGAATTCCAACGTTGATTGTGCAAATACATCACCTTTATGTTTGGGGGTCGCAAATAGTTCACCCGCTGCCGGACTTTGCCAAACTGGTGGAGCAGGAACATTATTTGTTTGAATTGTTAGACGTCGGAATCCACGTACTCGTCCATCATACGCTTGTATCTCAAACGATCCAATACGAGTCTCTGGGACTGATGGTGCATCAATGCGCAAGTTCAGAACATTAATATTTTCAACAATGTTTCCATCTGTACTCACATATTCAGTGCTTGTGAAGTTCAAAGGGAAGCCCAAAGGATATTCCACCGGAACATCAAGTTGAGTAATCTCATAATCAACAAGCTCGTTGTCGCCGTAATAGTTTGTACTAGATGCACTAATTTTGGCTTCCAAACGCTGATGCTCATCTACTTCAAGTGTATAAGATTGATCAGTCCAATTGAATCGGCTTAAAGTGAACCAAGCAAAAGCCAAACGATTCGGAGAATACATTGTTGTATTCTCAAACACATATGGGACAACTTGAGATCCAACTTGACGATAACGAACAGGATCAACACGAGTATGTCGTGTTTCAGCAATATTGAATGGATTCTTTGTTGCTTGTTCTATAATTAGCTCACGCATTTGTTGATGAGTAAGCGTGGGATCCTTAGACAAATGCAAAGCACAGATGCCCGCAACATGCGGGGCTGCCATTGATGTTCCTGATTTAACCGCATATGCACTTGTACGATTCAAATCAATGGAATCTCCAACCTGTTGTAGACTCGCAGCAAAAATATTCACACCAGGTGCAAAAATATCAACGACATCCCCCCAATTCGATTTAGACCAAACACCATCTGTATTACGTGCCGTGCTACGAGGGCTAACAGATGCACCAACAGTGATTGGTTTGATTGCTGGATCTATAATTGTGTCCAGGAAATATTTCTGTCCTTCTTGACGAACTTCACGTTTTGCACCTGCACCGGCTGGTTTTGTGAAGAACGCATCTGTCGCATCGTTACCCGCACTGACAACTGTAATAATCCCAACATTGATTAGCGCCTGTGTGATCAGATCACTTACATACATATTTCCAATAACTGCATCCTGAATGCCGAAACTCATGTTTACGATGGATGCACCACCAATAGTGGTATGCATTGTTATAGTCCACTCTACCGCAAGCAAAATATCGTTGATAGTTGTAGGTTCTTCAGAATCATTTGAGAAAACACGAACTGAGTAAATGGTTGCACTTGGAGCTACACCAACAGTTGAACCTGCAATGATACTAGCAACATGTGTACCATGATCATCGAATGTGATTTGCGAACCATCCATACTCGTACTAGTGCTTGGTTCACCATAAAGAGGATCAGACATATCACGGAACGCATCATAACGTTGAGGGCTAACACGGCCTCTCAATTCGTCATGATTGCTTTGTACGCCGTTATCCAACACAAATACGTTTACGTTTTCACCAGTCTGAGTAAAGCTCACACGTTCGAACAAACGAGTATTGCGATGTGAAATTCGTTCGATACCCCAATTGTAGCGGTCCAAATTTAGAACTCTTGTGAACTCACGTACTGGATTAATTGATTCACGCAAACTCAGAATATCAGGAAAGTTACCCTGTTGAATTTGCATCGAAAGTCTAGTATAGGAATCCTCATCCAGTGTTGTAAACAACACGTCTGGCAAATCATCGAATTGCCATAATTCGATATCGAATTGTTCAAAAAGACTCGCACGGATATCTTGCAAGTCTGCACCAGGTTGGGGCTTTATCTCATATTGCTTGGGATCCGCATGTAGGTAAACCGCACTATTGGGTTCGACGAAGCTGATCATAGGATGACGTTTCAACCAATCAACTTGAGCCTTAGTGAGACTCGCACTAATTAGAAGTGGAAATGCAACCCACGTCTTTAGATCCGTGAGTGAGCTTTGCTTCAACTGCTCGAGGACAGTAGGCACATTTTCTTTTGAGTCAACAATGATATGATGTCTTTGACGGTCTTGCATGATAAACTCCCAGCTACGGGATATTTATCAGCAAAGGAGTCTGAGCTTACCTAGTAGCTTTGGCTTGCACCTTGCGCCAAAGAATACCAACTCGCTCTCGAATATTACGGAGAGAATCCCTTGTGCGACGAACTCGCATTGGCTTTTCGATCTGCGAGTTTGTAATCAAATCCATTAAACAGATCCTAATACCCATGTGCTCACGTGTTAGAATCTCACCGCTTGAGGAGAGTCCACTCATCACACGTATTGCAATTGTTGTATGAGGGATCGTGTGTTGCCAATAAACCTCATCATGAGTTTGGCTTTCAAAACGAATAAACCCCAAGACCTCGCACATGTAGGTGTCGAAAGTCTTGAGGTCGGTTGCTGGACTGTTAATGGGCACGATACGCAATACCACTGAGTTTGGCGATTAGCATCTGCTTCTTGAGGTGATCGGTAAACCCGGGATAAATTCGTTCGACATCGACGAGCATGTTGTCTTCAACAGCAACACTTATACTCTTATATCCCTTTCGCAGCTTTTCTTGCTGCTTGGAACGCGCCGAGCTGATATTGTGATTGAACGACTGAGATGGGAATTGCTTGAAGCTCAGCTTTACAAGCTTCTTTTCGCCACGTGGTCCCCAGAAATTGTAAACCTTCTCGCCGATAGTGAACCAACCCCAGATTTTGTCCGATCCGTTTGTATTATTCCATCCGAGAAAACGAAATTCGATTTCAGACATTTTGGACTCCTCTATTACACGTCTTAGAGACTAACACGGAGTCCAAAACTGTCAAGTTATTTCTTTGCAATTCCATAAACGTTTTCGATATCAGTCCAACCATTTACATGGCCGGAATTTGTTGATATCTCAACGAGATTGTCATTAATATCTGTGATCTTATGAAGTAGCTCCAGGCCGTTCATCTTGACGAGAACCACCATGCCCTTCTTTAGCTTTGTCTGACCAACTGGATTTACTTCAACGAGTTCGCCATTGGATACGATAGGAAACATGTGATTTCCAACGTATTTGAAAGTTACAGATCGACCCGCTTTAAGATTGAAAATGTGATTAGCTGCCCAACCCATGTGAGACTCCTTTGTTAAAACGATATTTATCGTTAGAGCCAAGTCAATTTTGTGAGCATATGATCTCTCTCGGAACTAAACCGAATATAAATCTCAAAATTAGAACTTCCCATATACAGCATGTTTTCATTTTCCAAACTATAAGATCGATATCGATAATGAACAACGCCAACTTCAACATGAATTCCATTTTGATGGGCCCAGTCTATTATTTCCGGACGTAATTCTGGTTTGCAATCGAAAAGATTTAGTGTAGTATTTTCGAGCAATCCAAAGTAGATGCTGTTAATGGCTATTTCAAAAGCAAACGCATCAAGAGGAAATGGTACTGTTACTTGCTCAAGTAGAGTTTCCCATTGATACAACTGATTAACACACCTTAATTCTAATTGTTTCATATCCATCTCAACTTCAATAACAGCAAAGCACGAGGCAAACAACGCATCCAAATCTCAGATATTGTATGGTCTTTTAGTTCATGTTTGAAATCAGTATCCGTGCACTTGAACAAATACTTTACAAAACCCACCTGTATATCTAGCCCAAGAGATTGAGCCCATTTATCAAATTCATCGGATGGATCACACTCATACAGACCGGGTGTAAAATGTTTATGCACGATCGACATCAAAGCTGGTGTGTCACTAGTAATTTCAAAGGCAAGGTCATCAAGCGGAAATGGGCAGATAACGTGCCTAAAGTAAAGGCGCGTTGATCCATGTTCGTATGTTAGTTCCAGTGGTTTCAATTAAACCATTACCCTCTTATGCTTGCGATGAAGATCGCTGTCTGCGAAGAACTTTCTGTCACCATAGTTTGCGCGGTACCAATTGCGAATCTGCTGGCGCAATCCATCCTTCCGATTGCGATCAATTTCAGCGACTGCAAGCACATTAAGTACCCGGCGAATTGCGAAGTCCTGATCAGGAGTTGCGCGCATGAGCCAGCCCAAGTAGTGAAACGCACGAGGATTATCCAGCATCCGCATAACTAGATTTCTGAACTTTTCGTTTCTCATATCGCTTCTCCTTGTTACACAATTATAATAACAGGATTCAGGAATAAGTCAAGCGTTTGAATTCCTAAATTCGGAAATCAGGAATTTAAAAATAACTGCATCCGTTGGAGAATAAAAATCTAATCTAACTCTATGGCAAAACTGAGAATGTATCTTAAACTGAGTACGAAATGAAACTTGCTGATAGGTATAAACGTTTACGACAAGAAGATCAACGATATTATCAAAGATCCATTTGTTTATATCATGCCTTGCTAAAATAAACTTGAAATCCGTTATTTGTGTGCCAGCGGTATCAACCAAAATATGATTATTTGATTTATCAGTTAACATCATTAATTTGGATCGTAAAAATACACTACTATGAGGATTTTCAGGTTCCCACGGCAACTGTTCCATATTAAGATCCAAACTATACACGGGTTTTGTCCAGAACAGCTTTAACCGATTAATGAAACGTGGATATCGAGAAAATTGAATCCTATACGTATTGGGGTAGCGATACGAGTTAATAAGTGATGCTGACAATAATGAGCGTCTTACAGTTTTTCGACGGAAGAACTCCAATATCTGTTTAATCAAAAGAATCCTCACGAATGTTGAATGGCTCGATTAGCTTGAACAACATATAATCGCGCTCGTCGAAAAACATAACATGGAGACTCATATAGTCGGTTAATTCCAAAGTATGCTTCTCTTGTTCCATAAACAGGGTCAGACGTACTGATCCCTTACACTGTGTTAGTGCAAAATCCAATATATCCCAATCATTCACCTCCAAACCACACTGAACATTTGGTTGTGGGAATGCCTGATCAAACAGTTGGCTTTGCCATGTGAAATAGATGGAATTATAAAAATTATTGGCTTGCACTTTACTAGCGTAGGGCCGCAAAGAATATTCAAAGCCTGCGGTCTTCAGCGTTTTGTCGGTAACCATAAAATCCAAACGAAGTGAATTTATCGGAGTTGGGATACCAATATGCTTACTCGAGAACAACGATGTTAATTCGGAATCATTGATGTTCCGGTAGATCAGTGATACTTCACGACCTTGCTTACGCGCTAGTCGATCAAAGCCAGCCCAGAATCCATTATTAACGGAATTGAAAAATGACTTTGTGCAACTGACTAGTGTCCGTTTCAGACATTGGACCCGCAAGTTTATAAAGCATGAAATCGCGTTCATCATAAAATGCCACCTGAACAAAATTTTCATTGTCATCGGATCCACTTATGGATTGTGTGAACATGGACACCACAACTAAACCCAAACAACTACTTAGGAAATCGGTTATGGAAAAATCATTCACACGAATTGAAAGTTTATCCAAAATGGAATCACCAGGATTAGAACGAAAACTAATTCTTGGTTCAAACCCCTTTACTTCGATCTCATTGCTATGACTGGTAAATCGTAGAATTTGCTTGGGTTCAAGAAGTCCAAAACGATAACCAAGTGAATCAAATGGACGTCGACCACTCAAAAAGACACCCACTTTTATTCCTGGTAAATCCACTTTGTACTGATATATCCCTGGATGGGGGAGATCTTCCTTAAAGCTTTGTACGAATATATTGGGTTCACCCAAAGGGATCTTGGACTCAGCTCGTTCAACAAGCCTAGTGCAGATATAAGTGTGAATATTCCTTAATAGGCCCATAGGTATCTCCATTAGATATTAATCCATATAGCAGGTAGATATCCATGTCAAGGTTATATGTCAGATCTCTGTGGGTTATTTGGAGTAGATTGTGTGGGTGATTTGTCTGGTTTTATGGAAAAGATTGGAAGGAAAAGCGAAGCGAGTAATGATATTCTACAGATTTGAGGGCATGTTATTCCCCCCGATACACACAGTTGAATAAACAAACAACTGCTATGTATCAGGGGGATTATGAATGGAAAACATTCTACGAGTTTCTCAGGCACCTTCTGAAAGCAATTGGCACAGGCGGTGTTCATTTACCTGCAACTTGCCGAAATCCTCATATTTCTATGAAACACGGTCGTGGACAATACCACACTACACGGGAAGCAACAGAAGGTTCGACTTCCTCGTGGCTTGATGTTCCCTGGTCTCTTCAGGGATCGCATCAATCTTTTCCTCCTTACCATCAGTAAGGGCGACTCTTTCGGCAATAAGCCTTGGCGGTCCACATTTTTGGGAAGTCCCTTTGCGTGGGGCCCAAAATGATTTCGTTCCAAACGAGACAAGCAAAGCCTCTCATAGTGCCGGTCAGGTGGTCCCGGTATCACCGTATTCTTGTAAATGCTTATTACTCAGGACTATAACTGTATCTGTCCTAATTTGCAATATTTAGCATTATTAGAAATATGACTTTCTTACCAAAAGGCTTTGTGTTTCAAGCACTTCCCGTAGGACGTCGACGATCTCTTCCTTTGGTTTGCCGTAGAGGAAATCACGCACATAATGACTCATATGGGCAAATGGCTTGATCTGTCCGCGCTTCTTGGGATTGTCTGAAATTTTCCTCCAGAATATGGTATCAATTTTCGATGGGCCATAATATGAAACCAAACCTAATGGCTCCAAATGTTCCAAATGCGTTGATACTTCAGTGCGATCCATTCCCGTTCGTGCGGATATCTCACGAACCGTAAGTGATTCTTCTGGATCAATTTCAAAGCTAAACTCACCCTTAGTCAGCTTGACAAGCATATCCTGGGCTAAGAGTTCGTTAAGAATCTCAAGACGTTCTTCGGCTAGACGCTTTTGTGTGCCTGTTGGAAGTTTTGCTTCTACATCAAGCGCAAGATTCCTGCCGTATCCGATTGCTTGGGCAGCTTTCCATGTCATGATCGAAAACTGACTCATTTTGACCTCCAAAGCATTTCAACCACTCCATCTGAAGTCACTGTGCCCATTATTTTTGGTTCAACTTTTGGGACGTCATGTCTCATACGATATGGCACTGTGGGTGAGTTTTCGATGATCGTTGTACGAGTATAACCGAAGCTATGCATCTTCAAGTTGTTCTCAACTAGCTCAACAACAAAATCATTCACTTCATCATCTTCGAGTTTTGCTTGTGATATCCAGTTTCCTAAAGCTGATGTGTGGATGAGTAGTTCACGATCATCCACTCCGACGCCCAGATCGTCGAACATTTTTGTCAAATCAACAAGCTTGGATACGTCCGTGGTCCAAGGCTCCTGGAACATGAATGCGTTTGTATCAAGAAGACTATCAAGTAGGAAACGAAACTGTTGATCATGTTTCCAAGAACCCTTTGCCGGACCTATTTTTGATGTCAAATGCTCACGTAAAACAGCGACGGGAACATATGTATTCCCGTAGTTAAGCTTTTGAATTAGCTTGAGATTTTCGATCTCTTTCAGAAGCATCCGTGCATGGCGAGCTTTGATTTTACGATTGATGTCCATTTGATCTCTCTGCATACATTGCATCTACAAGCAAATGAACAATATCAAAAGCCTTTGCTCGCGTTATAATATGTTGCTTGATGGTTCGTAGAACTTTATCGTCGGTCACCATCCGATGAAGTATTGCTTGAATCTCATCTTCGGTGGGGTTCTTTAGCCCGAAATTACCAATGACGAGCGTGGAGCAAGATATTCGATGATGAAGTGAACCCATTGAGATGAGCCCGGCTGCCTGTAATGTAAGTAGCTCGATATACCACTTACTAAATTCAATACCATTTCCGCCGAAATCCAATCGATCATCTGGGCCATTGAGCATCTTTCGGAGATCCAACATACGGATGTGACCCCAAGAACTGGGTTCTCCACTGTTCAACTTGTTTATGACAATGAGTTGTTGGATTTTACGGAAAACTTCCCAAATGCGTTCGAAGGTCGGACTATTGCATCCGTTCTCACGAAGCTGTTCCTCAATGCGACTGAAAGGAACATTTTCCGAATCGAACCGATCTAGCATATATGAGCTTAATGATTTTCCCGATAGTGCCATAAAATCCTTGCCTTGTTCAGTTGTATCATAACAGGAAAAATATTGTTGTCAATGCCACAACTGTGTTATCGGGCCTAACATAAATAGACGTAATACTGAAATTCCTCCATGGAGACTCCATAAAATGGCCGTTAAAGCATCCGATTTCATTAATGTTTTGTCCGAACAGCGCGTAGGTTACCGAGGCGAATTTAAATTCCCTGAACTTTTTAAACCTACTCGTATCGTTGGTGAAGGCGAAGAAGCTCGCAATAGTGGTGACAAATTTGGTAACGCTGTAAGTATCAGTGGTGATCTAGCTGTCGTTGGCGCACCTTCACAAGCATTCGATGATAATGGACAGAATGAACTACTAGATGCTGGTCGAGTATTTGTTTATCGTAGAACCCTTGATGCTTGGGAGTTTGCTTACGATATTAGTGCTCCAGTAGCAACTCGCGGTGAAGACCGTATGTTTGGCTTCTCTGTTAGTTTGAACGGCTCCACACTAGTTGTTGGATCACCAAAGGCAGGCGGAGCTGCTTATATCTATAATGTTTCGAGTGGTTCGGCCACACTTGAGGCAACCCTTCGTCCTTCAGAGGTTGAAATCGATGATGATTATGGTTATCAAGTAAGTGCACAACCAAATGTTGTTTATGTTGGTGCACCTTTGCATGGTAAAAACCTTGAAGGCGTCGAAGATGCTGCGGGTGCTGGTGCAATTTGGGCTTATGAGCGTGACTCCAATGGGGATTGGATCAGTACGAAGATCATTGCTGGTAATAACGAACGCAATCGTGATGACCATTTTGGATACTCAGTTGCAGCACATCGTAATACTTTGGTTATTGGTACACCAAACTATTCTTATGGCGTGGGTGGTACAAATAAGCTAGTTAATGCTGGTGGGGTATTCATCTATTCATGGCAAGTTGATCACTGGGTTTATGCTGGTATCATCTTTGCTCCTGATCGTCTTGCTCATGCAAACTTTGGTTCATCCGTTAGCATTCACGAAACAACAATCGTTGTTGGTGCAAAGAACGCTAATGGCAATGGTCTAGCTTATGTTTTCGAGCGTAATGATGTTGGAACATGGGACAATACCCAGACATTTGCTCCTGCCGTAATTGAATTGGATGCAGATTATGAAACTGCGCCTGAACAAACATATTTGGTTAATGCTGAATTTGGTCATTCGGTCAGTGTGTACGGCAATAATATTGTTGTTGGTGCACCTGGGCAGATTGCGCCTGAGTTTACTTCAGTTGATACAAACGTAACTCCACATACTTGGCAGGCAACACCAATTGCGAATCATGGATTGGGTTACCTATACGTGCGCGAGGGTGGAACTTGGACCCTAGTACGTCAGCTTGCTGGTGATTTCAATCCAAACTCGAAAGTATATGCGGGACGTAAGGGTGAAAGCGTAAGTGCGGCAGATGATATAGTTGTCGTCGGTGCACCGCTAACGGATCATGCAGTCGGCACAGAAGCAGGTTCCATCGACGTATACCGTAAGGATACGTTGGGCTGGGGCTATGAACGTTCTTTGCGCGCATTCTTTAATGAACGCGCGGCAAACGATCACTTTGCAACTTCATTCGCGTATAACGATCGCTTTGTTGCAATTGGAGCTCCTGGTCAATCCTTCGATGGCTCACGCTACACCGCAAATTCTGGTGCTGTTTATGTTTGGGAGCGCTTGGGTACTGAGCTTACATTCTCTCACAAAATTCCTGCACCCGTTGAAGTTACTGCGAATGGAAATTTTGGTCGCCTAGTACGTTTGAGCGCAAACCGTTTGTTCATTAATGCGGATAACATTTCGGGTTCGGCAGTCGGCCGTATCTATTATTGTGATTTGACGGCAGGCAAATTTGCTATCACTGGTCATGTTCAAGTAACAAATGGTTCGACACCAATCAAGTTGACAACTCTTGCTGTAACTGATACAACCATTGTTGCTGCCGATTCTAAATTTGCAATTACACTTAGTGACACTTCTACTGGAGAGCATGGTTCTGCTTGGTCATGGATTTATGACGCTGGTACTTTCGCTAATGAAACTGTAATTCTCCCAGCGGGACAGAAAATTAAAGAAAGCCAATTTGGTTCATCTTTGGCCCTACAGAACAACATTCTAGTTGTTGGTGCTGCTAATCATTCGCTCAACAGTAGCGATCAAGACCCCAAGGCGGGCGCTGGTGCTGCATTTGTTTATGCGCTTTCCGGAGCAACTTGGACTCAAATTGATAAGCTTGCTGGCCCAAACAACCAGCGTAGTCCTAATGATTATATGGGTTACTCGGTTAGTGGTGATGGAAATTGGATGGCAGTTGGTGTTCCTGGTGGACGCTTTGATGAGACATTCTCCGGAGCAATCACAAACGCTGGTGCTGTTTATTTGTACCGTAGCATCGAGGGTGCATGGGTATTTAACCGTGTTCTAGTTGCGCCCACACGTGGTGCTAACAACTATTTCGGCTTTGCCGTAAGCTTGAGTGTTGTTAACCGAAACATTGCGGAAGACATGTCTACGCTCGTTGTAGGTGCACCGGGTGAGGATAAGAAATCCGGTTCTACAACCTGGGGTGCTGGTCGTTCATATATTTGGGAACGCATTGGAACAACTTGGACATTCAAAGCAACACTTGACACAAGTGGAACGAATAATTCTCGTTTTGGTTGGGACGTAAAAGTCAACAATAATCGTATGATCATTGGTGCTCCTGCTAGTGATCGTAACAAATCAAACGCAGCAACACCTTTGGTTTCAAATGCCGGTGCAGCTCACATTTATGAGTTGGAAAACGGTTCATGGGTGTATAAGACAAAGTTGACCCAAGATGATTTGGGTGGACGTAATATCGATACGTACTTTGGTTTCTCCGTTGATATTCGTGATTCACTGGCTGTTGTCAGTACACCATTTGATAAGTTTGACACGAACGGCTTGAATAGCTTAGATGGTGCAGGTTCTGCCTGTGTATTCCAGCGTAAGACACAAATTGGTCAGGGCAGCACATGGGTTCCTGATTATAAAATTGCTGGTACACCTCAGGACCGTAATAGTGGCGATCAGTTTGGTGCTTCGATTGCAACCACTGATTCTCATGTTGTTATTGGTACACCAACAAATAGTTTGGACGACAAAGCATCTAATTTCCTTGAAGGTGCAGGTGCAGCATATGTATATAATTGGGTTGATGGAAATCTTGTATTCCTTCAGAAGCTAGTTGCTTTTGAAACACGCGATGCAGGTATGAATTTTGGGTCGACTGTTGCTATCAGTAATACACATATTGCTATTGCAGCACCAAATTATAAACGTGATGTTTCCGGAACAATAACCACTTTCAATATTGGTAAGGTGTATTTGTACCGTTTCGATAATGGTCGTTTTGTTGCCGATCGTACTTTTATGCCACGTTCGCCTGACGGTGTTGGATTCAATGTTGAATATGGTAAAACGTTGTCTCTTTCTCACTTGATTCTTGCGGTTGGTTCACCATCATTGCGCTTGGATGCTTCTGGTCAGAACTCATTTACTAATTGTGGCGCAGTTGATATATATCGTACCCTTCCGGATGGTTGGTCATATGAAACTACTTTGGTTCCCAATGATCGCAGACAAAATATCAATTTTGGTAAATCCATCACAATTAAAGATAATATTGTAATTGTCGGAGGCAATGCTGATCAAAACAGTTTCCCTGGAGATACATCAAATCAAATTATTGGTGGTGGCGCAGCATGGGTGTTCACATATGAAGGTGACACTTGGGTATATCAGCATAAATTGGCTCGTGGTGGTGCTGATCGCTTGGCCACAGATGGTTATGGCCAGTCGGTTGCTCTGGATGGTGATACACTTGTAGTCGGTGCTCCTAGTTATCAATGGGGCAACAATGTAAAACGTTCTATTCTAAATTCAGGCGCAGTTTTTGTATTCAAATATATTAATGGTACATGGGCATTTAGTCAGAAAATCGCAGCTCCTGACCGTGTCGAAAACATGGCCTTTGGTACATCAATATCAGTTAAAGAAGATATTATGTTCGTTGGCGCACCAGATGCTCTTAACGAGAATAATGAAGTTACTGGTGCAGTATATGCCTATCGTAAAAGTGCACAGACCCCTGAACAGCGTACAAAATCACGTGTTAGAAAGACACAGATATTCAGTGGTATTGGTGCAAATCAATCATTTATCGTTCCAGAAAATATTACATCTTTGAATGCATACGTATGGGGCGCGGCAGGTGGTGCACAATCATCCACAAGTATTGGTGGGTCTGGTGGTTTTGTTCAAGCAAAATTCGACGTAACTCCTGGTGAAACGCTCACTGTTATTGTTGGTAAAATGCCAACAGCACATGCAGCAGGCGGTGGTCGTTCTGAAATTCTTCGTTCAACGACGACACTTATAGTTGCAGGCGGTGGCGCTGGCGCTCATACTAACTCCAATTCATATGGCATTGCTGGCTCTGGTGGTGGCCTTCTAGGTGAAAATGCATTTAGTGGAGATAACCGTACATATCCGGGATTGGGCGGCAGCCAAACCACCGGTGGTAACATTCGTTATTTTGCAACTCCACCTGCAGGTGGATATGTAGGAGTTGCCGGAAGTCACAAACAAGGCGGATCGGTTAATATTACTGAATCGGGATTTACCACTACACAGGGTGGTTGGCCAAATGGTGGTAATGGTGCATTCCATTCTGTTAGAAATATTGCTATTGGTGGTGGTGGTGATGGATGGTATGGTGGTGCTTCTGGCGGCATTAGCTCACTTTCAGCTACTAACTTGTTTGCATTTGGTGGCGGTGGTTCATCTTATCTTTCTCCTGAAGTTGAAGGTTTTACAAAAACGAATAAGCTGGGACTTATCGAACATTTGAAGCTTTCGTTCGAAGCTCAATATTTGCCGGGCTTAGGTAATGATGGTTGTGTTATATTTGAATGGTTTGAAGAAGTATCAAATGACGATTGGACTTTTGAAGCTAAATTAACCCCTTCTGGTCTTGATACAACAACACCACAGAAATTTGGTTCTGTTATTGCAACCGATGGTATAACACTTGCTGTTTCTGCACCGAACAATCGAATCAAATCTGATGAAACAACTGCAAATTATAATGTTGGAGCAGTTTGTGTTTTCGAACATGATGGGCTTGTATGGAAACAAACTTCTCTTCGCTTGCCTTTTGGAGATCAAGGCGATTCTCTTAATTCGAGTTTTGGGTCGTCAATCAGTGTTGATGGCGATTTTATTCTAGTAGGTGCACCTACACATAACTTTGACGAATTTGGCGAGGAAAGTAAACTTCGTGCGGGTATTGTCTTTGTTTATAAAAAAATAGATGGTTATTGGGATGACTTGCAACGATTGGCTCCATTCGGTGATGTTCGATTTGCTGGTGATCAGATTGGATTCAAAGTTGCCTATTATAATGATTATGTATTTGTTGGTGCTCCAGGACAATCTTACGATTCTAATAATTCGAACAAAATGACTCGTGCAGGTGCGGTC